ATCTTTGAGATCCTCCGCCGCACGAGCGATCTCGGCTTCGAGGTGGTCAGGACGACCAACGCGGATCCGCCCGCTTTTCGCTGTCTCCCGTGCGGCTCCGTCATGGAAGGTCTCGCCGGATCTTGATGAACAGAGATGCCAGCGCGACGGCATCCGTCCTGATCCGATCCAGTGTTTTCTGGAGGATGCTCAGGTTCTCGGCGCCCCACATCTGCTCCGTCCTGCTGAGCACGTGAAAAGAAAATTCCGTGAGAAGAGCGCTCAGCGAGCTCACGAGCATGGACAGTGTCGTAAGGAATAACCGGACGTCCGCCCGGAAATCGTCGCACGGCGATGGCTCCGTGTCTGCCGTGTAGCCGCGGAGAAAGACGAACGGAAAGTCCAGCCCGTCTCGGATCGCCTGGAGGTTGGTCTGGTACTGCGCAAAATCTGTGGTTGAGAAATTGACAAATGCCAGCTCCGAGCTCGAGACGACGCACCGGGTTGCCGCCTCGGTCTCGAAAAACCTTTCCAGCATGTCCGTTACATGACCTCCGGTTGGAGAGAACACCGAGAAGCCGTCGAAAGAGCCGCCCTCACCACGGCCGAGCGAGCCGGTGTGTATACCGAAACGAGCACGGAACTGTTCCAGTTCGTCAACGATTTTCTCCGCGGCGCCGCTGGCACGGAGCACGCGGGCGACAATGACGGCGGTCATTTTTTATACCGGTGTTTTTTTTTCTTGACAAGGGGTAGGAGGACATCCATGGTTACGGCGACAAACTATTTCATGACCAGCGGTGTGAAAAATAAGACCGCGAATCTGCTGATCGACGTGGCGGTGAATTTCCTGACCCAGCTGAATGCCATCCAGACCATCATCGACTATGCCGACAATTCGACCAGCCAGTTTGGTTCTACCTCGGCCGCGATCACGGACGCGAATGACAGCCTGAACACGCTTATCGACGATCTTGGTCTCCTGATCCGTCATAAAACCAAGACGGACGTGGATAGCCAGACGGCCACCGTCATTGCGGATCTCACCCAGGCGATCACCAAGATCAATGCCGTGATCGAAGACATCAAGATCAAGTATCACAGCGACCTGTCCAGCACGGACGGAAACCATGTCGTCAACTACTCGCCCAGCGACCTGAATGCCCTCTTTGAGATCGCCACCAGCATCTCCAAAAACGTCGCGATCACTCAGGACAACCTTGTCCACACCTATCTCCTCTCTATCCGCCAATACAGCGGCAACGACAGCCTGCTCAACCCTTTCTACGCCCATGCCAATGATTTCTTTGTCAATACCCAGGCTCAGAGCGCCATCAGCGCTGTCATTGCGACCAATATCCAGGAACTCCAGGAGAGGTGGATGGACTACGTCAGCAACAACAACATCCACGACCACACGGTTCTCTCCACCTACATCACCACCATCCAAAACGGCCTGAACACGCTCAAGAGCGTGCTCACCGATGCCTTTGGCGCTATCGATAACGGCCTCGACCAGGTGACGACCGGAACCGAGGTCGCCGATACCACCACCGTCATTTAAATTTAATCTATTCGACTAATAGTAGGAGCCATGTATCGTCTCGGTTCGCGATCCCGTCAGGTGTGGAGCCTCGTGACCCTCCGGCGCGGAGCCGGGGACGCAAAAGACGCGGTCGTTATCCGCGGACCCGTGCGTGAAAAAGACCGGGCGTTCTTTGAGGTCTTTACCAAAAACAAGGCCATCGTCCTGCTCTCGTCCTACACGACCTTTCCAGATCCGCGAGGATACTGTGCCACCGAGCACGACCGGTTCATTGATGTGCTGGGCGAGCGGGGCGACGACGTTGTGGCCTGGTGCCACTGCTTCCGGGACGCGGCCGCGCTGGCCGTGCCGGCCGCCGTGCCGAGGATCTTTGTTAGCGAGTCCGACCTCTCACCGGCTCTCCACGGCCTGCGCGCGATGGAATGTACAGAAAAGGTCTATGATTTTGTGGCCTACCTCCCGTCCGGGGAGTGGAACGGGCGTGTCCGGAATGCCGCCATGGCTGCGGACTGGCTGTCTTTCATGGCGGTCACGATCCGGCTGCGCGTGCTCGTGATTGGCGGTGGCGGCGAGCTGCCCTCCTCGGTCGAACGGATCGATTTCTTGCCGCAGAAAGAATTCTGGGAGAAGCTGCGGCGCTCTCGCGCGCTCTTTGTCGCGTCTACGTTCGATGCCAGTCCAAAGATCCTCACGGAGGCGCTGGCTCTCGGCGTTGCCCTCCTCGTCAACAAAGACATTGTCGGTGGATGGAAATACATCACACCCGAGACCGGCATGTTTTTTGATCCCACCGAGCGCAAAAAAGACCGGATCAGGGCTTTTCTCGCCAAGAAATATTCTCCGCGCGCCTACGCCGCCGAGCACCTCGATCCCGACAAGAACGGGAGGTGGTTGTCTGACCGCCTCTCCGAGATCCTCGACCGCCGGTTTGAGGATCTCGGTCTTGATGGCGTCCTCTTTATCAACCTCGAGGAGCGTGGGGATCGCCTCCTCGCAATGGAAGACGAGCTCCGCCGCGCGGGAATCGTCGGAGCGGTGCGCGTCGATGCGGTTCGAGAAACGCGCAACGGACATCTCGGGTGCGCCAGGAGCCACGTCCGGGCGCTGGACGAAGCACGGAAGAGGGGCTGGAAAAGGTTCATCGTCCTTGAGGACGATTTTCGTTTCGGGATGAGGAGGGAGCGGTGGCTTCACGTGCTTTCCGAGTTCCTGCGGACGATCCAGCGCTGGGACGTGCTGGTTCTGGGTTATTGTCTTGTCCGCTGGCGAGAGACCGATGCCGTCTCATCCACCGTGTACCGGGTGGCTCGGTCGACCTGCACGGTGGGCTACATGGTCAACGACGGCTATGCGGAGACGCTCCGTGCTGATTTCTGCGAGTCCATCCGTCTCTTGGAGGCCGAGACGGGCGAGGAACAGGTCTTTGTCACGGACAATGCCATCGATCAGCACTGGAGCGGCATCCAGCAGAACGATTTTTTCTACGGGACGATACCGGCCATCGGTCTCAGCTCGGGCTCGCCCTCATCCATCATGCAAAAGCAATGAGTGATTTTTACAGATCTTGTAAAAATACATCTATGCGGCTGTCGATATATCCGACCACAGGTAGACGCTCGTCGTCGTGTCGCCAAACAGCCGGAAACCAAACCCGGGCGAGTCGCGTGCTTTCATGTCCTGGTCGATTCCGCAATGAGAGACGAGCCTGTACCGCGCGTTCTCGTAATCAAAGAGGATCTCGGCGCACCGGATCTCGCACTGGCACGACTCTATATTCTCGGAAATGTCCATCCATCCCGTCTTGCCGTCGGCATTCTGAGGCACGATTGTGACCAGCAGCGGGTACTCCAGCTCGTTCTGGGCGGCATCAAAGATCTTTGCCTGGATCACGAGCTGAAACGGCGATAGACCGAGGCTGTTCTCGAGCACGTGGCGGTACACTTTCTTGAGGATCCGCACCTCAAAAACACAGCGGTCAAAATCTTTCCGCAGGGATACCGCGATCCGTGTCGCCATGCTCGTCCCCTCCAGATCGGTCTCGAAACTCAGTGTGCTCTCGTCCTCCAGCGGGTACACTGCCGTCGTGGGTTTCATGTCGTCATAGATCCGAACACCCTGGCGATGATTCACGAGGCTCAGGATGACCCGCCTGGCCACAACGTTATCCAGACGAACCATTTATACATTTAGTAAAAAAAAAAAAATGAAGCCATGATATAATAATGACGGATGCTCGGATCCGATCTTTCCTGGCCTCCGTAAACATCGATTCTCCGTTATTCAACGGAACGTTTTCTAGAGTAAAAGGCCTGTCGACCACGGACGCGCTCTACCGCTTCCTCCATAACCTCAAAAAAGACGAGATCCGGTGGTACGAGATCGATCTCCCGAGCCTCCAGGGCTGCGTCGATCTTGTGGATTCCATCGCGCTCCTCTACCGCGAGATCATGACCTGTGACACGGGCGCTGTTCTCTCCGCCGTCGCCACGTTCAACCGGCTCGTTTCCGTCGAGATCCTGCGGATCACCCGGACGTCCGTCGAGATCTCTTTTTCCAAGAACGACGAGATCAATGGAGCGTGGAAAAGCATCGTTCACGCGCTCCTCGCCATTCCCATCGATGCCTGTGTCGAAAGAGACATTACGGCTGGTGCTCTGGACATCCATCAGCAGCTCCAGAGCATCGTCGACAGCTTCATCTATCTCCCGCAGCTGTATTCTGCGTGTCGCGATAAAAAGACACCGTCGCATAAAAAGACGTTTACGCTCTTTTTCGAGAGGCCCTGTACGCTCGTCCGCCGGCAGGATCTGTCGAGGGAGATGAGACGGCTCGGCTCGATCACCGTGCGTTTCTCTGAACCGGTATGTTCCGACCGGTTTGATCCCAGAGACCATCTCCTGCTCTGCGGCCGGGACAAGAAAAGAGAGACAACATGTTTCCTCGTGCACCGCAACGACCGTGTCGCCGCGACGGGATTCGTGTGCCATGGGTTCGTCGATGACGAGCGGCTGGCGGTGCGTCTTCACCTCCTCATGCCGTCGTCGTAGCGAGGCCGCGGACAACGTCGCGGGCAAAGCCCGTCAGATCCTCGACTGGGAAGCCCGCCGTGAGCAGGGCGCACCGGTACAGGATCCCGGCGTCCGTCTTCGATCGGTTCTCCGCCGTCTTGTATGACTCCCGGAGCGAACGGATGACCGGGTGCTCCCGGTTGAGCTCGACGATTTTTCGCCCTTTCATGAACGACATGGACTTGTTGTCGCCGAGAGGCTGGGCGGCCATGATCTTCTCCATGTTCCCGGTCCAGCCCCACTTGGACGAGACGACGCAGATCGGATCGTCGTTCTCCGAGACCAGCCGATCCGAGATCCGGATCGCCTCGATGCTTGCGTCGCCCGTGGTCTCCTTGAACCACTCGCCAAACTCCTTGAACGCCTCTTTCTCTTCGTCGGTCGTCTCCCGCGCCCACGGCACCGCGTGGTCCTTGCTCACGTTCACCAGGTCGTGCTCCTTGTACTTGTGGACGCGCTGGAGCATGAACTCGTCGATCGGCTCCGTGAAATAGAGCACGGTGTAGCCTTTCTCCTGGTACAGCCCGGCAAAGACGTTGTCCTCCCCGGTCGCGTAGTAGACCGCCTTCTGTTCGTCGTTGAGTCTGTAGTTCTCCACATACTCGTCGAACGAGATGGTCTTGTCGTCGCGGCTGTTGCCCATCCGCAGGTAGGCGAGGAGGCTCTCGTCGCCCTCGTGGATCCCGAGCTTGATGTGCCGGTGGAACGCCTCGTAGAATTTCGGGAACAGCTCCGGATCCGCGTAGATCTCCTCGACCGTGTTCATGACCTGCTTCTTGAGCTGCGTCTTGAGCGCCTTGACCACCCTCGTCTGCTGGAGCATCTCCCGGGAGACGTTCAGCGGCAGGTCGGGGCTGTCGATCACCCCCACCGCAAAGTTCATCCAGTCCGGCAGCATGTCCTTGTCCAGTTCCTGGAGCACCAGCACTTTTTTGCTGTAGAGCTTGATGTTGCGTTTGTCCCGGCTCCGGTCGCCCAGCGCGTCGTAGGGCGTCTTGGACGGGACAAACAGGACGCCGCGGAACTCGAACGCGCCCTCCGTCCGGAAATGCTTCCAGTACAGGGGCTTCTCCCAGTCGTTCGAGATTGTCTTGTACAGCGCCTCGTAGTCCTCCCTCGTGTTCTCCTCCGGAGAGCGGGCCCACACCGGCTTGCTGCCGTTGACCGTCTCCCACACACGGGTCTTTTCTTTCACCGGCGCTTCGGTCGGCTCTTCCTCCTCCTCCTCCACGGTCGGCTCGTCCGTCTCCACGGTCTGTTCGTCCGTCTCCACGGTCGGCTCGTCCGTCTCTGCGGACGGTTGCTCGTCCGTCTCTGCGGTCGATGTCGGCTGCTCGACCTCTTTCTCGAAAAAGAGCTCGATCGGGTAGCCGATGAACGAGCTGTGGTGGCTGATGATCCGGCGGAGGGTCTTTTCTTCCAGGTACTCCCGGGCGTCTTCTTTCAGGTGGAGGACGATCCTCGTCCCGTGGTCGATCCCGTCGAGTGCCGGTGTCTCCTCGATCGTGTAGTATTTGCTGGCATCCGACGTCCAGAGCCAGCCCCTGTCACCGGCTTTCCTGGTATAGACCTGAACCCTGTCCGCCACGAGGAACGCGGCATAAAAGCCGACGCCGAACTGCCCGATCAGATCCGATTTCTCGGCAAGAGACTGGGCAAATTTCTTTGTCCCGCTTGAGGCGATCGTCGAGAGGCTGGCCACCAGATCCTCGTAGCTCATACCCACACCGGTGTCCTCAATGACAAGACAGCCGTCCAGCGTAAGCGGATCAACGCGGATCCGGTACTCCCGGTTGACGATCCCGTTCTTGAGGTCGGCGAGCCGCTGCTTGTCGTTCGCATCGGACGCGTTGCTGATCAGCTCGCGCAGGAACACGTCCCGGTTGCTGTAGAACGAGTGGACGATCAGGCTGATCAGCTCGTCGATGTTGGCCTCGAATTCTTTCTGGGTCATGGTTGATGGGTTCGACGGCGAAAAAAAAAAACGCATCAGTTTTTGAGATTGGTGGCGCTGTCCGAATTTTTTCTGCGTATCAAAAAAACAAATGACCACCACCGCGCTGCTGAAGCGCCGTCTCCGGCGCCTCGATCAGGAGGAACACGAGCCCGTCGGCCTCGTCTGGGAGGGCAATTCCTGCTACATGGACTCTGTCCTCTTTGCGCTTCTGGCCGCGCCGAGCGCCTTTGTCCAGCGGCGATTCTTTGGTGCCACCGATCCGGAGCCGCTCGTCCGCGACGTGCGCGAGGCCCTCCTCTCGGTGGCCGTGCGGATCCGCGCCTCGGAGGAGTGGTTCCGCGGGGCGCGGATCCTGCGCCGCGCCCTCCGCCCGCACCGCGACGCCTTGCGGGCGTATCCAGACTTTTGCGGATCCGGGCAGCAGGAGGCACTCGAGTTCCTCCAGCTCATCCTCTCCGTCTTTGGCCTGAACGGGCAGAAAAGGATCGGTGCGGTCGTCCGCTACAGCAAGAGATACGGGGTGTTTACGCGCTCCCGCAAGAACGTCGTCTGGAACGATATCGTCTTGGAACGAACGGATCGCCGTGCCTCCATTATCTTTGAGATCCCCTGCCGCGTGCTCCGGCGCGGTCGGACGATCGCCTGCCTGCGATACACCGAGTCTTCCTACGACCTCGTCGATACGCGATATCGGGGATGCCTCGTCAACTGCAGCGAGGAGCTCGTGGCCGTCGAGCACTTTGCCGACCTTGCCGTGATCGTGGCTCGCCGGGAGGATCCGTACGGTGCCGTCAGCGCCGATCGCCTGACGATCCCCACGACCCTCACGGATCCGCACGGCAAGACGCTCCGCCTCGAGGCCGTGGTTGTGCGCGCCGGGGAGAGCGACCTGGCGGGCCACTACCTGTGCTTCCGGCGGCTCCGCGACGACTCGTGGTGCCGCTTCGACGATCTCGAGGACGAGATCGAGTTTTTCCCGGACTGGAAAACGGTCAGGACGCGGCATCCGGAGGTGCACACGCACGGCATCCTCTATTTCTATGCCGTCTAGTGGTAGCTCCACCAGTCCAGCTCCGGACACACGAGCGTCCGTGCGATCCTCTCGTGGAACTCGTCGTTCAGCGGATGAAAGATCCGGCCGAGGATCTCGGTCCATTCGATCGGATAGCCGTGTCCGTCTTCTCCGCGATCGGCCGGTCCGGAGGCCGGGTGCGTCCGGAGCGCTCCGAGCTTCTCGTCTAGGAGGTGCGTCACACGCCCGAACCACGCGCGCGTAAAGGCCGTGTTGGGTCGGAAAAGGAAAGCACCCGTGCCGACGAGCCGATCCCAGTGCTCTCTCACCGAATCGCACGCGACACCTCTGGCTCCGATCTCCGGGTAGCCCACACCCACCAGCTCTGGATCCGCCAAGAGCCGGTCGTACGCGTCGTTCCAGTCGCAGCGCTGCCTCTTGACGTCCGTGTACCCGCCGCCGTAGAAGTGCATCAGGTACATCCTCAGGTAATCGGCCTTGTGCGTGGCCGACAGGAACGCGTAGGCCGGGTGGAGCGGAAAATCCGGAACGGTGTACCCGTCCACGTTGTCGGGCGTCAGCAGCCGGACGTTCACGCCCGAACGCTCCCGGACATCCTCGAGGCACGCCGCCCGGTTCGCCGACATGGCGTTATCACCAGTCCACAGGCAGAACAGGATCCTGGGCACGAGGTTCAGCGTGTTGTCCGGACAGTAGAAATAGCCGCCGGCCGCAAAAAAAGGGAGGTAGCCCAGCTCTCCGAGCGGCGCGTGGCACGATCCTCCCACGCGTACCAGCGGCCGTGTCGTGCGGAGGGTCTCGATCGCCTCGGGTCGGAGCTCGTCGATCCACAGCACATCCAGCACCTTGCGGCCTTTCCAGCACCGGGCGTCGTAAGCAAAGACATGGTTGTGATAATGGATGCCCTCGTACGAGCCGTCGGTCTCAAAGCCGAGCACCTCGGCGAACACGCTCTTCCAGGGCAAGAGCTCGGTCTCGCTGACCGTACCGACGCTCATCAAGACCCGGTTCTTGTGCGGGAACATTTTCAGGTAGCGGTTGATGATTTCCGTATCCATTTAAGATGAGCCCTCTCGTCCTCCTAAATGGATTTGTTTGGCGGGGTCGTGTACCTGAACCTGGACAAGCGCACGGATCGTCGCGCCGAGATCGAGAGAGAGCTGGCATCCATGGGTCTGGTCGCGGAGCGCTTCGCGGCCATTGAGAAGAGCCCCGGGATCCTGGGGTGCAGCCTCTCGCACCTCCACATCCTCCGGATGGCCCGAGAGCGGCAGTGGAAGAACGTGCTCATCCTGGAGGACGATCTCCGGTTCCTCGTGGATCGGGATACGTTCTGGGATCGTCTCTCGCGCTTCTTTGAACGCCACGGCGACTCGTACGGCGTCTTGATGCTCGACTACTGTCTCGAGCGGCAGGAGCCGGTGGACGACCTCGTCGTGCGGGCGATCGAGGCCTGGTCGGCCGCCGCCTACCTCGTCTCTGAACGCGTGTACGACCGGCTCATCGGCGTGTACGAGAGGACGGTGCCCTTGCTCGAGGCCACGGGTGAGCACTGGAATTATGCCAACGACCAGGCCTGGAAGGTTCTCCAGCGGGAGGGCCTGTTCCTGGCCATCCTGCCGCGGCTCGGGAAGCAGCGGCCGTCTTTCAGCGACAACCGAGGCTATTTTGACGAGGCGCGCTACTGATATAAAGACGGAGAGACTGTCCGTCAAACATGACGTCCTACCTCCTGATCTCGTCGGCGTACCGCGACCGGTTGCTGTACCCGAGCCCTTCCGATTTCATCGTCCCGTTCCAGAACACCAACAACAGCCTCACGACGGTTCGTTCGAGCGTGCTGACGGCCGTTAACCCGCTGAGCCTCTATCCGGCGTACAGCTTCTGCTGGACGAACCTGACCAGCGGTTCTCTGCGCTTCCGGACAAGGATCACCGGGGGATCGGGCGAGACCATGGTGCTCTCGAGGGATGACGTCAACACGACGCTCCTGGGCATCGGCGGGAACGAGTACGGCGTCTGGCAGGAGCTGCGGCGGTCGAACGACCTCCTCAAGAGCTACCGTGTCGAGCTGGTGGCCGATCCGTCCCAGAGCGCGTACGTGCGATCGTTTTCACCGGTCTACTCGAGCGTCACCCTCACCGAGCGGCTCCCGTTCCGGATCGGTGACGAGATCGATCTCGTCAACGACACGCGGCTGTCGGAGGGCAGGATCGTCCTCCCCGGCTCGTACAACGGCAAGCTCTTTGTGAGGAATGACCTCGTGCTGTACGACCTCACCACCAACGAGAAGCGGGCGTGCGCGCTGGAGGCCGTGTCCTCCATACTGATCTGCGACTCGCCTTTCTCACCGGCGGCGCGTCCGACGGACAAGTTCCTCCTCTTTGCGGGACAGCGGCCGTTCCTCACCGGCTCGCTGGAGCGATTCCTGGACGGCCGGTGGTACGCGGACGCGGCGCTCCGCGAGTGGCGGATCGTGGAGGCGGGTCGCGGCTACCTCGCGGGAGAGCGCGTGGCGCTCGCACGCGGCGACGATCCCGAGGCAAGGACGACCTGTGTCTTCCGCGTGGTCGGCACGGGTGTCGATGGCGAGATCACCGCCCTCGAGAGGATCGAGGCCGGCACGGATCCTTACCGCTCGGCTGCCGCGTACCGCGTCGTGCCGCTGGATCGACCGGTGGACACCGTTTCCGCGGCTCACGTCCTCGTGCTGGCCACGTCCACGGCTTTCCGCTGCCGCTTCTCCGAGGCGGCCACCATCACGCGCCAGGATCTGGTGGGCTCGTACCTCTCGTGCTCCCTGTTCTCACCGCTCTTTACCGTCCATCAGAACCGGTTATATACCAGCCCCAATGCCGCGTATCCCGTGCCCGTCACCGGTCCGGATCTCCGAACGATGCAGGAGGCGGCCGGTGTCATCGGGATCGAGGACGTGCTTTTCCTCGGCCGGAACGAGGTTGTCCTGCTGACACAGGCCGTCTCGCCGGCTCTCCTCCGCCGTTTCGGCCTCTACGAGCCGACCGCAGCGCTCGCCGGCGCGCTGAACGTCGCCGTCTTCCCCTACGTGACGGACGGCGTCGTCCCACTGAATTTCACCGGCACGTACCTGACGCAGTCGCAGATGGCCTGCTACGAGATCACGGTGCTCAGCCTCATCCTCCCGAACGTCCCGCTGGATGCCCTCGACACGCTCCTGACCAGCGGGTATCCGTACGTCCTCCTCGAGATCAGCAACGTCTCGCAGCCGAACGCCCACAACCGGAACGTCCTGTACTCCAACAACCCGGCGGCCGTGGCCTCCACGTTTGTGTGCTCCATCAGCGACGTCAACGACCCGCTCCGCACGCGCTTCATCAAGATCACCTCCGATGGCACCATCCAGACCATGAAATTCACACCCGCCGACAGCCTCCGCTTCCGCGTCCTCCTGCCCTCCGGCGATCCACTCCTCCTGAGCGAGCCGGACTACGGTCCGCCCTCCGTGGCCAACCCGGCTCTCCAGATCGAGGCTCTCCTCCAGTTTCGAAAGATTTAAAAAATAAAATAAACGCCATGAAAAAACATGAGGCTCGGTTGGTTGGGTCTTTTTCTGGGCACGGTCTCCGCCTGGAGCGTCCACAACGGGGTCATCCACGATAACGCCGGTAAGGTCTTCCCCATGAAAGGAATCTCCTGGTTCGGCTTCGAGACCCAGGATTTTGTCATTAACGGGCTCTGGCAGCATCCCGCCGAGTTCTACATGGATCTCATGAAGCAGCACGGCATCAACACGATCCGGATCCCGTTCTCGGCCGAATGGATCTGGTACAACTACGACCTCTACCCGTACGACGGCCTCGTCAATGCGGATCCCAAGAGCCAGCACAAGAAATCCATCGATATCCTCGATCGGATCTTTGACCTGGCCGAGGAGCGGCAGATGCACATCATGCTCGACCTCCACCGCCTCCACAAGGAGTACATCTCGGAGGTCTGGTACTCGCCCACCGACGGCGCCTTCACCACGGACACGTATTTCGATACGTGGTTCCGCGTCCTCGACCGGTACCACGGCCGGCCGGCGCTTCTCGCGGTCGACCTCCTGAACGAGCCGCACGGCTCGGCGACCTGGGGAGATACGAATCCGTCCACCGACTGGAATCATTTTGCCGAGTTTGCTATTGAAAAGATCGACGCGCGCTATCCCGACAGCCGGTGGCTGTACCTTGTGGAGGGCATCGGATGGGGAAAGGATCTCTCGGGCGCGCGAGCCTTCCCGATCCAGACGCCGGAACGCGTGCACGGACGGCTCGTCTACAGCCCGCACACGTACGGCAAGAGCGTCGTCAGCACCACGGACGTCAATAATCGCTACCAGCTGTACCACGATTGGGATTCCTCGTTCGGCTTTCTGAAAGACATGGATCTCACCTACATGGTCGGCGAGTACGGCGGCATCACGAGCCTGGATTCTGTCTGGATGAACACGCTGGTGGACTACCTGACCACGGCCGGCATGCGGAACGCCTTTTTCTGGAGCCTCGGCCCGAACTCCGGCGACGTCCACGGTCTGCTCCTCGACGACTGGACAACGCTGGACGGTTTCAAGATGGGCATCATGGATCGGCTTCAGCCATCGTCTTGAGATGTCGTCTGTCTCGTGTGGATGAAAGAAAAAAAGACACATCTTTTTTTCGTCTCGAGATGTTCATTCAAAATAAATTTGGTCTCTACGGAGCCGCCGTTGGCACCGGATGATCGAGCAGCGCTTTCAGCTTGTGGAGGAACTGGTCGTAGTCCAGGCCGGTGTACACCGACTCCAGCCGGCCCTGGTGGTACACAAAGACCGTCGGCACGACGTCCACTTTCTCGCGGTGGATCGAGGACGGGTGGTCAATGTCGTCCGCGAGGCACAGGACGTGCTTGTTCCTCGTGTAGTCGGCCAGGCTGTACGCGAGCGTCTCCATCTTCTGGCCGAGGTGCTTGCACGGCGCGCACCACTTGGCCCAGGCCTTGACCACGACCACCCGGTACGTGCTCAGCGCCCCGCTAAAATCACCCGACTGGATGTCCAGGACGTACGAGTCCTGCGGCTTCTCCGCGGGCGGCTCTGACGGCGGCGGCTGCGGCTGCCGCACGACGGATGATTCGCGTGGACGGATCGCCGGGTTCAGCGGCCTCGCCGCAGCCGCCGGATTCGGGATCGTCGCGTTCGGGTCGGGATAAGCATCCGAGAAGCTGCCGTACATTTTTTTTCTTTTTTTTTTTTATCCTTTAAACCTTAAAAAAAAATATGTCGGTTCCGACCGCAACGCCGGGCACGCGGCTGAACTGTTTCGATTATGCTTCTTGCCTGCCGCTCGCGCTGAACGAGCAGTACCAGGCCTGTCTCCAGAATCCGCCTGGAGGCGACCAGAGCAAGTGCCAGAGACTATCGCCGACCGACCCGTTCCCATCGAATCCTCCACCACTGCCGTCCGTACCATCGGATTCGGAAAATGCGTGTACCAAGGCCAACGGCGATTTCCAGGGCGTCGCCCTCCGCTCGGCGGACAAGATCAAGGATTTCGTTACTACCACATCCGATACGCTCACCAAGAACGGGAAAGATACGCTGGGAAAGAACAAGTGCACCAACGGCCAGGTCACCGCCGCCAGCGGCTTCCAGGTGCCGTTCGTCAACATCGGGACGACCGTCAACACCCAGTTCAGCACCGGCTGCTCGCAGATCGCCCTCCAGTACGCCGTCCAGACCTCCATCTCGAACAGCCTCCAGTGTCTCTGCACGAGCATCAAAACTTCAACACAGTCCAGCCTGACTGCCTTCAACTCCATCAAGATAAAAGGGGGCAATATCCATGCTGCCGGAGATGTCAATATCAATTCAAGGTCGGAAAATCAGCAGATCGCCAAGGTCGTCAATTTCCTGTCGGCACAGGTGCAGACGCAGCTCAAGCAGACGATCCAGACCTCGCTGAAAGCCGTAAACGACAGCCTGCTGAAGCAGGAGAACAGCATGACCCCGCCCAACGCCCAGAAATCACTCGCCATGACCATGGCCGCCGCCCTCAGCAACTCCGCAAACCTCAACATGACATCCATCATCAACCAGATCGGGCTGAGCGTGAATGCGCAGAACCAGTATGAATTGGATCTCAGCAACACGTACGCCGGGGGGAATATCAATGTCAACATTACCCAGAATAACTACCAGGATGTCATGCTCGAGAACATCACCAAGGCCGTCATGGACACCATCATGGAAAACGCGACCATCACGTCTGCCATCAGCGAGAACTCCACGATCCAGAGCCAGGCCAACAAGGGCCTCATGAGCCTGTTCGGCACCTCAAAAGGCATCGGCGTCATCATCGCCATCATCATCGTCCTCGTCCTCCTCGGCGCCGGCCTGATCTTCTATTTCACGCAGAAGAGCGGCACAGCAACCCTCTTAGTCCCGCCGCCAAAATAATCGGTTTTCCGTCTCTCTCGCGCCGTGCGATCCGCCGCGTCATCCGGCCGCTCTCCAGCAGCGTCGCACGCTCCCTGAGCACGCGCCGCCACGCCCGCTGCACCAGCCGGAGCCAGAACGTCTTGAGCACAACGCTGTAGTAAAAATAACCGGTGTCCTCGACCGGCTCGAACGCGTACCGGCAGATCTCGATCGTCTTCATCATGCTCGTGTTGGGCGCGAAGCGGAGCATGTGCCGCCGCAGCCGCTCGCCGTCGACGGTAAAAAAGAGTCGTTTGGGGATCCTCGACTCGAAAAGAATCCGGCCGTCCTCGACGAAGCAGGACACGATCGCCGTTTTCTGGTTGTCCATCCATGTGAGCTCCTGTTCCCTCTCCCGCGAGAGGGAAGCCTCGATCTCTCGGCTGTTCATTCGTGCGAGTTTTTTATTTCAAAAAATATCTAGACAGGATCGATCAGTTTTTTTTTTTGCCACATCTCCAGATCCAGCGGGTGGATCCAGAAATCGATCCGGCCGCCATCCTTTTTCGTCTCGGACGGCCGCGGCCGATCGGCCGGTGCGGCGTTCATACGCCTCCCCAGCGGGTGGACGATCTCGAAGCCGTACGAGCGCAGCATCCGGCACAGATCCTCCTCCAGGCTCTCCACGCGGCCGAGCCCGCCGGCAACGAGCCGACCGGTCTTGTCCACGAGGTGCTGGTGCTGCGGGAAGAGGAGGTGACCGAACTCGTAGTCGGAGAGCCGATCCGCCGCCCGGAGCGCGTCCCCGACCGTCTCCTCCGGCAGCGCCCACTGCTCGCGGAGGTACGCGTGCGCCGAGCGCAACCGCTCGCGCGGCTCTCGCACGAACGAAAACACGCGGCAGCGCGCCCATTTCTCGGCCGGCATGATTGTCTCGGCCGGATCCTCCGCGTAGTACCGGTAGAAGCCCAGTGCTCGGTTCAGCGGGTTCATCTCGTGCTCCGCGCGGTAGAGCCACCCCGATCCCGCCGTGCGCGCCCGGTTGCGCTCCTGATCCACGAAGCAGGCCGTGTCGTGATCTTTTCGGCGAAAGACGTAGTTTCGAAAGCCGTAGTAGCGCGAGAGGATCGATGAAACATAGGTGCTCGCGTTCTTTGGGATCATGACGTACACGAGCTCTTTCTCGTGATGGACGCTGACCATCTCGCTTTTGAGGACGCCTCATTTTTTTTTATATTGACGCTACAGCTTGATCTGCTTCTCGAACAAGAAGCCCACCGAGCGCGCTTTTGGAAAGATGATGTTGTTGGAGTCGTAGTAGTCGACCTTGTAGAAGGTCTTGCGGAACTCCTCGATGGTGATGTGGCCGCCGTAATTCTTGAGCAGCCGCCAGCTCGGTGCCTCCACCAGCGGCAGGCTCTCGCTCCCAAAGACGTCGTGGTAGATCTTTTTCAGCATGACCTCGCTGTTGGAGTACAGCGGGTTCTGGCTGTTCATGCGGATGTAGGCCAGGCAGCAGTTGAACGAGCAGAAGAGGCCGTCCGTCAGATAAAAATCGTTCGCGCTCACCGCGTACTGCGAGTTGTGGTTGATGTCGATCTTGGCATTGTCCTGGAGACGCCGTAGCTGGGTCGGGCTGAGGTTCTCGCGGAGGACGTACCTGTCCTTGGTGATCTCGGAATGGTAGGTCTTGCTCACCCTGGGCGACACGTACTCGATCGGACACCCGATCGGGTGGTACGGGAATGAGTGTCGGCACCAGAAACAATGGAGCGAGGTCGTGTCTGGCAGCGTCTCGTGATCCAGGTAGGAGCGCATGCTGATGACGCAGTGGTGATCCCGTTTCGATTCGTCCAGGAACGAGAAATAGGTTGGCTTTTCTTTTTCCGTAATGTCCATGATCCGGGTCTTTTTCAGGTTCTGTCGGAACAGACCGGGGATGTTGTACTGGCTGTCGATGGCCTCCTTGTTGATGCGGAACACAAGGATATGCTTTTTCATTTGTTTCCAGAGACCAGCCTTTTAGTTCAAGATTTCATTTTTTTAGAAAAAAAAAAATGATTACGAGTGGCGATTTCTTGATGGTTGACAGCCATGGATGAATTCAGAGAAAGGTGCGACATCAGCCTGAACGGCTTTGTAAAAAAATCCAAGAACCGAGCCGTGATCTCTCGGTTTCTGTGGAAACAGGCCGGCAGGGATCCCGTCTATGCCGATTTCTTGTGCTTCGAGTTCTTGTCCGAGCTCATGTGCTCGATGGAGCTCAAAGAGGTTGTCCGAAACCTTACGGAGGGACGTGTGGGATGGCAGCATCCCGCGTTTGAGGGCATGAGACGGGCGATCCGACAGCACGACGAGTTCCTGATCAACCCGCCCGAGATCCAGGAGGGCGTCATCGAGTGCCGCTGTGGGAGCAGGAGGACGTTTTCTTTCAGCAAGCAGACCCGCCGGGCGGACGAGTCCGCGACCGTCTTTGTGAGGTGCAGTGCCTGCGGCAAGACGTTCCGGATGTAAAAAATGATTTCTGTCTGAATATTAAAAAACTCGTCATCCCATCAATGAGATACATCCGCTGTCTCTGTTCGATGCTCTGCGTCGCCCTCGCGGCGCCCCATCCGGCTTTTGTACCGCCTCTTTATAGGCACCGCCCGACCAGGAACGAGACCGCCGAGCGCTACCGGGTCTACGAGGACATGCGCCGGTTTTTCTCGTCCAACACGACGGGTCATGGCGCGGTGCCGCGAGTCCATCCGACCGCGGAGATCCGGGATGAGGTATATAAGAAAGAGCCATGAAAATTTTCAAAAAAAAAAAAATATATCGAGACAGAAAACAGAATGGAATCCAGGAATATTGTTTTCATCCTCGTTCTCATGATTGTGGCGTTTTGTGTCTACAAGGTATCCGGGAGCACGGTGATTGAGAACTGGTGGGTGCCGGTGCCTTTCACCAAGAAAGTCGACCGGGTCTGCGGTGGTCAGAGCAGTGCCAAGAACAATCAGCGATCCCTCGTCTACAACCAGAATCAGATCGTCAACACGTCTCTGCTGGATCCAAAGACTGCCGCGCTGCTGAACCAGTCGATCAGTGCCAAGCTCGGTGGGGATACCCAGGCCTCGCAGACCGGCTCCGCCCAGAACAACCCCATCGACTCGTACAATGTCTTTAGCGATAGCGTCAACGGCAATCCTCTGCCCAAGGATATCACGACGGAGGGCTACCAATCGTGTTCTTCCTGTGAGCCGAAACCCGGCTTCCCGGTCTACACCGTGCCCGGGACTTTCCAGGCCGACCTCTCGCCGCGCTTCAATCCCAACGGTCTCCAGTCCTACGTCAAGTATAACGCACCCCCGGAGGAGTATCAGGCCTCGTACCCCAACGATCCCCTGACCGTCCGCGAGCATTATGATAATGACCCGCTCAAGATGGCGCAGATGGTCGAGACGCCCACGCCGAAAAACACCGACGCGGCCAACGTCTCGGAGGTGGATCGCGCGGAGCAGCGCCGGGCGCTCATCGAGCAGGGCAACGAGGTCGCCAACAAGCTGCCCGTCAGCACCATGAGCCAGGGCGGGCCGCAGGACGACAAGGCGGTCTACCAGTGCGCGGATCGGTACATCTTTGCGCTCCAGAAGAGCCGGCTCTACGCCCTCGCGGATCCGATCCGCGGCGACATCCCCGTCATCCCCTGCCTGCCGAACCGCAACCCGGCGAGCAACACCTGGTTCCGGCCGTCGTCCAACCCGCGTGTCGACCTGAACGCCGGCGCACTCAACGTCATTGGCGGTATCGGTAACGTCACCTCGCAGCAGGTGGTGGAGCTGATGGCCAACGCCCAGGGCTCTGGCGGCATCATCAACGGCGTCGACGTCAACCCGCAGACCGATGCGAACACCGCGTTTGTCCTCCAGCAGCAGCTGATGAACAAGATCCGACAGCTCGAGCAGCAGATGGGCATGGCCAATACCGCGTCCCAGTCCACACAGAACCAGCGTCCGCCGACCAGTGTCTCGACTAACGTCAATAACCTCGTCTCGACATCGGCTTTCAGCTAAACCACACGGTCTAAGAAAACGACGAGAACCGGATCATGATTTTTTTTTTCTCTTGAAAAAAAAAAAAAGATGGAATCACAGCCGTCTTTACGGCCGGCCGCAGGAAAATACACGCTGATCCGGCAGGACGACGCGCTGGAAAAGAAAGGCCAGCGCCGGCGGCAGTCCATGATCCAGATCGAGGACAAGCAGAAAGAGCTGGATCAGATCCTCCGCCAGCACACCAAGCCCGAGATCGAGGAGGTGAAGCAGGCGCAGGAGCGATTGGAAAAGGCCAGGAAAGAGTTTGTCGCCAAGCAGCAGAAACTCATGCAGAAAGCCAAGACCGTCTCGGAGACGAACCAGGAGTTCAAGAAAAAGCACCGCGAGTACGAAACGCTCGCGAGCGCCCACCCCGAGGTCGAGGAGGAGTTTCGACGGGAGGCCGTGCGCTACATCTCCGAGACACAGCAGATCATCCAGCAGGACAAGACCCTCTCCAAAAAAGATCAGCAGAGAGCCATGGACGAGATCATCCAGTACCTCAAGAGCGTCAAGATGACGCCCTCGGAGGCCGCGTTCATCGACAAGATCACGCAGCAGTTTGGCAAGGGCGACGGGATCATCGTCATCAGTGCCGGCTGTGCCGACGGTGCCGCGGCCGCGTTCGAGGGACCGGATGGACTCTTTCTGCGGTGATGATCCGTCTCAGCGGCCGGCGATCGGAGCCGATGCTCTAGATGATGATATTTAATGAGACATCATCATCGAGGATAAATGGATCGACAACGAGTCGAAAAATATCTCAACCGCATGGACGCTTCCGACGGTGATACCAGAGTATTCACCACCATCCGTCCCGAAGATGATGAAAGATTATATCTCTGTGATGGATACGCGAATGTCAATGCCGATGTCCTGACCGCATTCTGGAGTCCTGTCGACATGGATCTCGAGATCGTGTTTACACAGGATGTCATCGGATTGGAACCGACAAACAGATACTGTCGTTTTGTCCAAAAGATTGATGCGGATACACGCACCATGCCGATCACAGGACCGATCGTCCTGTGTGCGAACGCTTTTACAGGCATCTGCATCAAGAGCGATCGCGAGAGTCTGAAAACCCTCGTGTGCTACGGTCTATCCTTGAACGATGAGGACGTCCGGGTCTTGAAACGACGCACGATCCTGACCACCACCCCAGAAGATGTGATTGTGGAATATCAAAAAGGCTTTGTCGGAGCCCGTCCAAAGGAGGACGACGGGACGTTTTTTCCTTGTCCCGAATCCGTATTATGATTGATCGATTTAGAGCCGTGGGGTTCTGAGGAAAAGATGTACCTGTCGTATTTCTGGCTCTGGACTTGTACGGCGGTGGTGGCGGCCTGGTCGGTGCGCGACGGCGGCCTGTATCTGGGCGAGCAGGAGGTAAGCCTGCGGGGGATCAACTGGTACGGCGCGGAGACGCACAACCGGGTCGTGGAGGGGCTCTGGAGCCACCCGATCTCGTTCTATCTGGACGCGGTGGCGAGCCAGGGCTTCAACGCGATGCGGATCCCGATCACGGAGGACACGGTGCTCCGCGACGGCACGGCCGTCGAGGACCACCTGGTTGCCGCAGAGCCACGAGCGGCAGGCAAGACGCCGCTCGAGATCATTGACGTGGTCATGAGCGACGCGCTGGAGCGGGGGATCGCCGTCCTCCTGGACGTCCACCGCCTCTCGTACGGCGCGAGCAGCCCGCTGTGGTACGTCCCGGGCTCGTCGGTATACACGCCGCAGAGCCTGATCCGAGCCATCGACACTATCTTTGAACGGTATCACAACTCGCCGAATTTGCTCGGTGTGGACGTCTTCAACGAGCCTCATTACAATGCCACCTACGGCTCGGAGGATCCGGCGACAGACTGGCGGCTGTTTCTCCGCGACTGCGCAACGGCCGTCCTGACGGCTCATCCCGGGCGCCTGCTCTTTGCCAGCGGGCTGGACTGGGGCAAGAACTTTTCCGCGTACGCGGCGCGGCCGCCCGAGCTTCTCGACAATGTCCTGTCGAGGATCATTGTCAGCCCACACATGTACGGACCACCGATCGTCTATGTCTCGCGGTACACGCGCGACTGGCTGTACGCGGAGTGGGACGCGCTCTTTGGCTTTCTCGCGGCCGATCACCGATTCCACCTGTGCGTCGGCGAGTGGGGCACGCGCTACGTGACGGTGGAAGAAAAGACGTGGATGGATTTTTTTGCCGGCTACCTCGTCGAGAGAGGAATCCGCAATAATTTTTACTGGGCGCTGAATCCCTACAGCAAGGACGTCGGTGGTCTGTTGAACGGATGGGAGGAGGCTGCGTTCGATCCCGACAAAATGGCTCTCGTGCGTTTCGTGGTGCCCGAACCAACGGTGCTCGCCTACCCGCGGCCCTGGATCCGGCACGACGTGTCCTCGCCGCCGAGGTAACGGTGGCAGAGCGTCATGATCTCGCCCCTCTGGCGCAGGCTGACAATGACCTGGTTGATGCGGCGCACGAGATCGTTTTTCTGGTAGTTCACGATGAACGATCGCTCGTCAAAAAATAACGGTTCTCGGCACGCAATATAGTTCTTGCCGCCGCCGTATGCCCGGACAAAGAACGGGAGTGTCAGGACGTCCAGACCAGAGGCAAACTGCTCTTTCTGCGTGGAAAATACGCGGGTCTCGTAGCCTTTTTCCCGCGCGTAGTGCTCGTACACGCTCCCCCGGAGCACCGCGACCGTGCGGATGCCGTCCGGATCGAGATAGGCTTTCTCGGTGTTGAAAAAGCCGCCGATGAGGATGACGATGATGTAGGTGGTAAAGATGAAACAGAACAGCGCGAAAAAAATGTTGAGCACCCTGACTCCAACGGATCTGCTCTCACGCGCCGGCAGGATCTCGGTCTTGTCGAGAAACTGGATGAACGAGTCGTGAAAGACGTCCAGCCCTGATTTCTGTGGCTCCAGCACGCAGTATAGGACGAGGAACACGACATACACAATGACCGTGCAGGCAAAGAGGATGAGATTCCTCGTGTTGAGGACGCGCGACGCGTACGTCCCCGTGGCGCGACGAAAGATGTTGATGGAACAGATCTCGATCGGTCGGCAGAAATTCACCTGGTCGATCCAGTCGCCCTGGATGCTGAACGATCCGCAGCCCGCGTCGTAGCGGCCCGTGCTCACGGCCTCCACGGCCTTGTCGGTGTCGGATTCGCCGTAGAAAATGTAGGATAGCCGCAGCTCGGCCGCGATCTTTTTCCACAAATCCACGTACAGCCCCTTGTACTCGTTGCCCTCCTTGTACGAGTGCGGCGCCCTGTCCAGGAGGACAACGACCCGGAGCGGTTGCTGCTGCGGAGCCATTTTTATGGTGACACGATTTTTTTACGGCGGTCGTCCAAAAAAAAATCCTGGTAGATGTGGTTTTCTGCGTCGTGCTCTTCCTGCTCATCGTCCTTATTGCCTGGATCTATCCCGAGACGAGAGCCTCCTCCGCTCCACGTAATTTTTTTTTTTGGGCAAAAAAAAATTGCCGAACCGTGATCAGCCGTAGAACTGCGCGTAGAGGGAGGTGCTGATGAGGCAGTACTCGCCCACCAGGGTCGGTGTCGTGATGCTCGCTCGTCCGAGCGTCAGGCTGCTGTCCGAGAACGTAAGATCCATGACGGAGCCGTCGTCAAACACGGCATTGTAGGTGAGATCGGTCACCTTGTTGGCGACGCCGGGCACGGTGACCGGTGGTGCCGTGGTGCCGATCGTGCTGTAGGCCGTCGAGTACGTGTCGGTCGGCACGCTGACGCCATTAAAAGTCAGGAGGTAGTAGAACGTCCCGTCGGGACAGGCCTCGGTGCAGACCGCCGTCCCACAGGTCTGGATGTAGAAGCACTGGTTCAGGAGGGGATAGGATTTGGTGGAGCACATGTCCTTTCTCTATTCAAAAGTTTATAATTTTTTTTTCTTTCAGATCTCGGCGCCTTCCGGCAGGAACCACACGCGGGCGTCCGGTGCGGCCACCGGCTCGATGGAATCGGTTCGGAGACTCAGCAGCCGGAAGACGCGACCGCGCTCCTCCGAGGTCAGGTACGAGACGACGGACGACTCCGACAGCCAGCAGCCGTCCCGCCAGAAAAACACGTACCGGACGGGGCGCGGGTCGCGGAGGCACGCGATCAGCAGGTTGGCCGTGTTTTCCTCGAGTCGGAGGAAGCGCTCGTAGGGTAGGACGGCGGAGTACGGTGCGTACACCGCGCCGTAATGGAAGCGGCTGGCCGGACGGAAGGCCGGCACGACGGCATCGTGGTCATCGAGGAGCCGCTCCATGGCCGGCGCGGCATCGACGTACAGGCGGATGGTGGATCGCCGCGGGAAGCGCGCCTGGACGATGCCGGCAACCTCGGTCTCACGACCGGCGGGCACGTTCACGAGTACGACCTTGGGTGACACCTGTTCCGGCGGCGACCAGAGATGATAGACGAACCAGCCAAAAAGGAATGCGAGACGCATGGATGGATTTAGGTGTCATCAAGATAAAAACATAACATTGCTAAAAAAAAATTTTTCGTTATTGTAGAGGGGATGATACGACGCAGAAAGCAAAATTTCTTTCAGATCCATACTGATCCATCCATGAAAGATGGCATCGTTAAGATAATTCGTGATTCAAAATTACCCAGGAACAGAAACCGGGTACGGGAGTATCCGAAGATCGAAAATGAAACGGTTCACCACATCTTGCATTCTTTAGGAGGCGGTACTAAAGTCTATTGTAAGTATCTTGTCAAGATCCTTACGGATCATAACCACAAGATATGGGAGCTGTCGTCCATGGATTCAATCCGCTCCGACGGTGTATTATATCCGGTAGATGCTTTTCCTCTCATGGTCAACGATAAGGATGTCATCATGGTTCATCATCTCCTTGTCGAAGCAGGGGGACTCCGTATATGTGACAAGGTTGTTGCGGCCATAACGAGGATTCCTGAAAAAGTCATGAAATTGCTGTTTATCCATGATTACATGTTTTTTTATCCCGACAATCCGAATATCCTACGATCTGATTATTATGACCCACCCAGCCACAGGCTCCAATTTTTCAAAACATTCTGTGATGCTTTCCGGAAAGTATTCTTTAACAGCAAGAACTGTTTTGAGAATTTTGCCCGTTACATAACGCTGGAGTCCGAAAAAACCATGATCCTGAACTGTGTCCCGGATATCGATCTATTCAGCCCGGCAAGGGCTTTTCCATCATCCGGGAAAACTGTTTATCATATCGGGATCATGGGAGATATAAATTGTGTCCCCAAAGGAGCAAATCTGGCAAAACAGATCATCTCGTTTTTCCATCAAGAACAACCAGATAGATTTCGATTCATCATTTTCGGGAATTTTGATTATCGGCCGCCAAACGTGCGGGTGCTTGGAAAATACCACAATGAAACAGTCCTGAAAGACATTGAGGAAAATCAGATCGACCTCTTTATTTTCCTGTCGGAATTCGAAGAAACTTATTCCCTGACCTTGTCTTTCGCTCTCCGCACCGGTTTGCCCATAGTGTACAACAGGATCGGTGCGTATACCGAGCGTCTAGAGAATTACGACAACTGTTTTCCTTTCGATGCGAGCGATTACAAAAAAGTGCTGTCTCTGTGTGAAGAAATTGTCGCACGAGGCGCAGCATCCCATCAGATCGATACACGATACAGGATCATCCAGAATGTCCCGGAGTTGTCTCCCTATGTCCATTCTCGTGTACACTGGGACGAATTCACGGTAAATCTCCATCACCGGAATGTCATCTTTCTGCATTGTACCAACCTCCAAGATCAAAAAGGAAGACATATTTTTATGGAGCAGTGGGATACGATCCGATCAAGTGGCTTATTTGAGAAGATCGACTATCTTTTTGTGATCCTGCTCGGAATCCATTTCCTCCTGCCGAAACATCATAAACTCCGGCTTATCTATTATTCTGAAAACCCTCTCGAATGGGAGTTCCCGTCTATCCAGAAGCTCCGCGATTTCTCCGCGCATGCCCCTTTCAATACCCGCATCCTCTACATGCATACAAAAGGAGTGACGGGCAAGCCGTTTTCACTCCAGTGGCGCCGATTTTTGGAGTATTTCCTCATTGAACGTCATGCCGATTGCCTGAAAGCCCTGGAGGATTACCGCGCCGTGGGCACCAATCATTACGTCTACAGAGACGGAATCAATGACCTGCGGAATCATTTCAGTGGGAATTTCTGGTGGGCAAATTCTGATTACGTAAAGACCCTGTCTGCGCCGGAAGACTCGGGTGATCGATATGCCCCGGAGCATTTCATCATCGGTTCCATGACGGATTTCCGATACATTTTTTCGTTTCATCGCAACACCCTGGATCCTTATTCGAAACCCTATATCGAGTCTGTTTACCGCACGGACATCATCCAGAGAGACGTGCTCGGTAGGATCAAGGGCGCTTTCACCAAGACCAGGCCTATTTATGGGGTCTATTTCATCGCGTGTATCGGTGATTATAAAGACATTGTCCGATCACAGATCGTTGCACTGCTAGAGAGCGGGTTGTACGACATTACGGACAAGATCTTTTGTTTCGTCACCATGGTGACGGAAAATTGGATCTTGGATGAACTCCGTGAATATCCCAAGATCCAGATCATCATTTCCCCCAATAACGAGTATGAACGATTCGCCATTAACGGTTTCAGGCCTCTGATCCCTGTCACGGAGTATTTTTTGTATTATTTTCATACCAAGTCCGTCACTCGTAAGGAACAGTGCTACGAGGATTGGAGGGTGCTGTGTGACCATTTTACGCTTAAACGATGGCGGGTATCGATAGAACTATTGCGTTATTACGATTGTGTCGGCATCCTTTTAAAGAATTTTCCCATGGTTCATTTCAGCGGAAACTACTGGTGGTCTAGATCGGAGAATCTCCAACACCTGAAACCCATCGAGGAACACTACCTGATGCCCGAGATGTTTGTGTGCTCCAACTACAAGGCGAATCCTGTTTCTCTCCATCAGAGCGGCGTCCTACACGGGATAACGGAGTATCCGGCATCCAGATATGAGACTGTGAGGGACGAAGACATCGTTATGAATTTTCATGTCGTTCCCGAATTCAATTTCGGCGATGAGGATCGGTTGAAGCCTTAAGGATGAAATCAAAACATCCCTCAGGGATTTGCTGCATGGAATACCCGAGGTTCGCGAGATTCTGAAAAATTTCTGTCTTCTGAAACTCTTGTGGTTGAAAGCATTCCAGCAAAATGGTTGGTCTGCAACGAAAAATGAGGTCATACATCCCTTCCAATACCTCGCTCTCCATGCCTTCGACATCGATCTTGATGACGCTCACGTCAGAAAATTTAAAATGATCCAGTGGTAGTATCTTGATTTTGACATGGGCTCGTTCTGTCATTTCCTCGATCTGTTTCTCGATGATGGACATTGCACCAAAGTTTGTGTCTGACTCGAGATCGATTGCTTCCAGGATCATTTCCCTCGAATCTTTACCGATACCGTACGGATACACCTTGACGATGTCTTTCAGATCGTTATCATGGACATTGATCAACAAGATATCGTTATAGATGGGCTCGAAGCTGTGTACGGATCTGGCGGGCGACAGGATCTCTGCCATCAACAGGCTGGTGGTTCCGATATTGGCGCCCACATCGATCATGTCGGTTTCCTGGATGTAGTTATCCGCGATGTACGGGAGCATCCACAGTTCCCAGTAAAGCCCTAGAGCGAGGCTTTTCCCGATGCAGGTATCCGTTTTGATGAACGAGATGTTTCTGGAACGGAGGAATGTGGTCTCGAGGAAAGATCTTTTGTTCTCGTCAAAGACTGTTTGATGTTCCATCTCTCTAATGCTTACCTCGATTTTTTTTTTTGTCCATCAGCGTTTACGATGGATGAGCCTGGAATAAAGATAATCTTTCCAGTCCGGGTTCGCCAGCCAGAAATTATGCCCCCCGAGCACGCCGGGCGAGAAGCTGTTCTCGCTCGAGAACGCCGCCGCGATATCTCTGGGCGCGACCTTTCCAATGTTATGGACAATCATGTTCAGCGAGAAATAGACGTCTTCGGGAGCGACTTTCATACCCCTGTCGCTCATGTACCGGGTCGTGGATTTATTAAACACCGTATCCCTGATGGATATGGTCTTGATAACGTCGAGCATACACCGTTTCGTGCGGAGACTGAAGCCGCCGTTTCCCACACCGGTTGTGTTATCGTCCTGGCTTTCCGGCCACGGCGCGCCGATGTAATCCCATTCCAGGAAATCATCCAGGTTGTCCTCGAAGATACAGGAGTCTTCCTGGTAGATGAGGATCTTTTCTCCGCACAGCAATTCCCAGAATTCTTTCGAAGCCAGAAGCTCGCTGTACGAGGACTGATCCAGGTTGTCGTGCTCCGTCTTGATGATCCGGATGTTGGCACCGATGTCGTCGACGAGGCTCACGCAGAACCAGTAGTTCTGCCGTCCGCAGACGATCGTGTGGCTCCACCCGGCACCGGCCTTCAGGATCATGTTGCGCACAAGGAACTCGAGGTGCGGGAGCTCCCGGTATTCGATCAAAACGGTCTCTTTCTCCAGGCTCTGACGGATGACGGGCAGCCGGAAAAACCGGAGGTACTGGAGGTGCAGCAGGCAGAATTCTCGGAAGGCTTCTTTCGGGGTTGATTTCGGCGCGGGTGGCGGTGGTAATGGGAGGATAAATCTTTTCCGTGATGGCAGTTTTGTATTTGGGGCGATAAGGACGAGCATCTCTGTCGTAATGAAATATATATTTTTTTTAGAAAACTGAATTATCCGGTACGTCTCTCCTCACCAGTAGACATGCTCTGTATCAACCCGTTCTGCTGTCCGCTGAAAGAGTGTCTCCTCGAGCACCACGATCAGCGCCTCATTTCCCCGACGCTCACCGTGTGCGAAGACTTTCCCCGGTGCCACAACCTCGACTGCGCGTTGTATCACCCCCGCAGGATCGCCATGACCGTCCACGCCGACAAGGACTGCCGCGCATGGGCCTGCCCCATGCTCCACCGTTCTCGGAAATGCTTCCGACCCGCCTGCGACTGTCCGGGCATCCACCGGCCGACCAGCCCGTCGCCGCTGAACACGCTCTGCGAATCCCTCCTTTTTTCGATCGCCGAGTTCCTGGTGCTCCCCGACGCGCTGGCCCTGTACGCCGCGTCCCATGCCATCCACCAGAACAGGCGAGCCGCCCTCATCCCCCGCGACATCCGGTTCTTCCGCCGCCGGAAGAGCATCTTCTGGGAGCCGGTGCGGAAAGTCGTCCACCAGCGCGTCCATGCCTCGTATCCGCGCAAGAAAAAGAGTGTCTGCGTCGTGGTCGAGTGCGGTGAGTACGTCCACCACCGCTTCGAGGTGTCGTCCATCCACGAGTGGACACAGCATTTCTCCCGTGACGTGCGGCGGCCGAGCCTCGTCCGCCGCGACCGCAACCGCATCGTCTGCGACCTCGGCCGTCGCCGGGACGTCCGGCCGGATCGTCTGGACGTCGGGACGAAAGTGGACGCGATGGATCACGACGGTGTCTGGTACGAGGCCGTCGTCGTCGGCCTGACCAGGAGCGACGCACGGATCCATTTCGACGGCTGGAACAGCCGCTTCGACCTCTGGCTGCCACGACGATCCCCGGCGATCGCCGTCCGCAACACGTTCACGCCGGTCGGTTGGCGGGAAAGACTGACGGTGGGTCAGGAGGTGGCTTTCCGCAAAAACGATCTGTGGCACCACGGCACCGTCGTGGAGAGGGACGGCGAGCGGATCGTGGCCGGGAACGGCCGGTCGTTCCTGGAGACCACCGTCTCGGACACACTGATCTCGCTCCCCGGGTGCCACATCTTCAGCGCGAGAAACAGCTACGAGTACCGGTGGGCGCACCAGCTGGATCGCGTCCTGGCGCGCTGGCCTGCCGGGGATCGAGCCATCCACTACCTCAAGACGGGCGAGCGCGGCGGCTACGAGCTGTTCTTTGCGTAGACGACAGTCATCAGGAAGCAGTCGCAGACGTCGTCTTTCTTGGGCAGCGTGCCTAGCCAGTCCAGCGCCACGGGATCGTCGTGCAGCAGCTCGACGGTCTTGGCCACCGCCCATTTTTTCCGCTCCGTCTTTTTCGACATCTTTTTCTGTCCAAAGCCCTCGGTCTTGTGCCGCGGCGAGTATTCCATGATTTTTTTCTCCGGGAAACGGATCATGAAATAGGCCAGCACGTGCTGCGAGATCTTGACGGCGCGGACGTTCGTGATCCGACCCGTGCTCATCTGCTGCTCGACCAGGATCGTCTCGCACGTCGCCCACAGCCACGCGTGCTCCTCCAGGACGCGGTGGAGCGTCCGGTACGTGTCGCGATCGCCGAGATCCACCAGGTTCATCCCGCACAGGACCGCGCCGTCCGTCTCGGTGACACACCAGGCGAGGTTCCTCCAGCCAATGTCAAAGGCCGCGATCCTCATCCGCTCGATTCCATTCATGACCGGCTGTCTTTAGACTTTTTGTGCTGCTCGCGGAGCGTGTCGAGCAGGCGGTAGATGTCCTGGTCGTTTTTTTCCGAGAACTCGAGGTCTTCGTCGACGGGACGGCCGGCGGCGGCGTCCGGCGCCGGCGCGCTGGACTGCTGGAGCACGGTCAGGTTCGTCTGCTCGACCAGGTCTTTGGCGGCCTCTTCCGTCTTTTTGACGCCAAAAATAGGGATCTTGTTGTCGGTCTTGCCGAGGATGAAATCACCAAAGAGATTCTTGGAGAGCGTGGGCACGCCGGCCGTGGGTTTTTTCTGGACGACGACTGGTGCTGGCTCCGGGACGACCGGCTCGGCGTTCTCCGGCCCGGGCTTCTGGAAAATCAGGCTCTCGTCGCAGAGGGTGGACACGTGGTGGATGGTCGCGTGCATGCTGACCTCTCCAGAAATGTTGTCGGGGACGTGGATCGTAAGAAAGACGACACCGGGAGAGGAGAACTCGGCCGTGAGTTTTTTCTGGACAAAATGGTAGTTCTCGGGCGTCGACTGGAGGTCCAGATGGACGATCTGGGTCAGATCCGCGCCCGGAGACTGGAGGGAAAGGAACCACAGGGACACGCTCACGCGGATGGCCTCTTTCCCGGTCAGGACGATCCCGAGTCCCGTCAGCCGGACCCGAGAGGAGAGAACCTCGCCGTGCTCCAGGGCGACACCGAGGAGATCTTTTTCCTCGTAGGGATGGAGCGTGCCAGAACCAAGGATGTAGTCGGTCTTGGGAACGACGCGGCCGGCAACGCGGCGGCTCATGACCACCGAGCCGGTGTCGTCCCTCCCCACGACGGGTGACGGTTTCGTCTTGACGGTGGTGTCCACGCGGCGCACGACGTGCTGCTGTAGGCTCGGGACGACCGCGGAGCTCAGCACGGAGGCCTTGTGATTCCGGTAGGCATTGCCCGCGGGCACGCCATACGCCCCGATGCTCCTGTTTGGCGAGGCCACTTTTTTCGTCTTGGTCTTTTTGCGGGCGGTGCCGGGATCACCGAGGAGAACCTTGTAATTCGATTTGCCGTAATGATCCACGACTTTTTCGAGCTTCCAGGACTCGACGTCGATGCTCCGGGTGCTGTAGCTCCGGTCGTCGCTGGGATTGGAAGAGATCCCGATGGGACGGATCGAGGAGATCATCTTTTTTTTCCCTCCCGAAAAAAAAAAACCACCAGAAAAAAACCACATGCGCTATCTCTTTATGTTCTTTCTCCCGGTGCTCGCCACGGGCGTGTTCATCGGGACGGCCACGTCGTCGTACCAGATCGAGGGGATGCTCCCCGGGCGCACGATCTGGGACGTGTATACAGACCAGCACGGCCTGGAAAGCGTGGGCAATGCCACGATGCACTACCTCCGCTTCCGGGAAGACCTCGGGCTCATGGCTCGGATGAACGTCCGGGCGTACCGGATGTCCTTCTCGTGGACAAGGATCATGCCATCGCGCAACGGCGAGGTGGACACGGCCGGGCTGCGGTTCTACCATGACGTGCTCGACGAGTGCCGGAGGCTCGGCATCGCCGTGTACGCCACCCTCTACCACTGGGATCTCCCCGCGTACCTGGACGAGGGCGAGAACAGGGGATGGCTGGATCCGGGCATCGTCGGGTGGTTCCTCGGGTACGCCCAGCGCGTGTTTGAGGAGTTCGACTCCAAGGTCGCGGCCTGGTTCACCATCAACGAGCCGCTGACGACGTCGGCCCAGGGCTACGGGACGACCTGCGGCTTCGCGCCCGGCCGGTGCTCCCGAGAAAACATGCTCGTGTCCGCGCATTACCAGCTCCTGGCTCACGCGGCGGTGGCGCGGTACTACCTCGGACACTACCCGAACGGCCGGATCGGGATGGTGCTCAACTCGAACTGGTTCGAGCCGCTCGACGGCTCCGACGACGCGAGGAAATGGTCGGAAAAACGGCTGGCGGAGACGTACGGCTGGTTCATGGATCCCCTCTTTTTTGGTCAGTACCCCGAGATCTTGCGAGACGAGACCGCGGGTCTGGGTCTCGTCTTTTCCGAGGAGCAGAAAGCAGCGCTCATGGGCTCGTCCACACTGATCGCCGTGAACCACTACACGACGTACTACGTGGACGCGAACGGGGAGGGCTCGGTCGACCGCGCGTGGGATCGCTCGCAGGCCCCATGGCTCTTTGACGCGCCCATCGGCATGGAGCGGCTGCTCCGTCATATCGGGGAGCGGTACAGCAGCACCCTCCCAGTCTACGTCACCGAGTTCGGCGTGTGCGCCCTCCGCGACGGCCCGGTCGACCTCGGCCGCGTCCACTACCTCTCCGGATACATCGACCGTGCCCTCGCCGTCCACCGGGAGCGCGTGGTCAACCTCGTGGGTCTCTTTGTCTGGTCGTTTCTCGACAATTTCGAGTGGGCGTCGGGGTACTCACAGACCTACGGCCTCGTCGGCATCGACCGCGGCCACGGCCTCGCCCGCGATCCCAGGCTCAGCTATTCTTTCCTCCAGGATCTCATCCACAGGCTGTCTGACGGGTCGGTCTGAACCGGCCGGGCAAGCGTCAGCTCCGTCACCGCGGGCTCGTCGAGCAGGAGCAGACGCACCACCGATTCGTTGAACGAGCGTATGCGCAGATCGATCCCGTTTTTCTGGTACGCCAGGAACCGACGGATCTTGTCCCGATACTTGATGACATTGTACCAGTCCGGGGGCCGCTCCTGGAGCGAAACATTCTCCAGCCGGAAAAGATCGCCGCGCACGACGGCCGTCGCCTTGATGACCGTGTTCTCGATGGTGGCAATGACGCGGTCTCCCCTCAGCTCAAACACGGTCGACGGATGATTCACGACCCAGAATCCCTGGCAGACCGTCAGGAACAACGAGCCCAGTCTCATCTCTTTTCCGGCCAGGGATGCCTCGTCTTTAGATCCCGAGTTTTGGAGACGGAAAATTTTTCTTCCCTCTCCTAAAATGCCGATCCGCATCCAGACGTCGTTCGACGAGTACAGCCGTCTCTTTTCCGCCGCGACCAGCTACGAGATCAATGGCGAGACCGTTGTTTTCCCGCCGTGCAACGCCCGGAACGACAACACCAACGTCGAGTCGCGGCACCGCGTCCGGGCACAGGCCGGACCCGGCGAGAAGCCGCTGCCTACCGCTTTCGACTGGCGGAAAAACCGCAACCTCCACCCGGTCATCAACCAGTACAACTGCGGCTGCTGCTGGGCGGTCTCGACCGCGACCTGCACCTCGGACAAGTTTGTGGCCGCGGGTCTCGTCCCGTTCAATCCCATGGTCAGCTACACCTACCTCCTCGCGTGCTGGAAAAATTTCATCAACACCAGGTGCAACGGCTCCAACCCGGCGCTCGCCGTCCGCTATGCCTCCGACTATGGCCTGATTACGGAGTCGGTTCCCGGCGCCGACTACTCGTGGTGCCTCGACCTGGCCAAGAACTGCTCGAAAAAAGAGGCCGCCGAGCCGCGGTGCCTGTGTGCGACGGCCTCCGGTACCGACGGTCTCATCCGCCTCAACGAGTTCATCCCCTCCTGTGCCCGCTTCCAGAACCGACAGGACGTGAGGTTCTTTGTCTCGAAACCGTATTGGTACAAGGTCACGAAAGAGATCCTCCAGACGGAGCCCGCCCGGCTCCTGGCCGGCCGCACCTACATCAAGAAGCACCTCATGCGGTACGGTCCCGTGGTCGGCGGCTACGACGTGTACCGCAACCACCAGAACACCCGCGGCATCTTTGCATGCGACGGCCTCAACCCGGCCAACATCTATCTCGAGGACGTCAACTACCTCCAGCGCCGGCACGAACCGCTGGATCTCTCGACGAAAGTGGGGAGCCACGCCGTCGTCATTGTCGGCTGGGGCGAGGCCGCGGTCTCCGACGCGCTCCTCCGCCCAAACGGATCGGCCGCCACCAAGACCACCGTCCCGTACTGGATTGTCAGGAACTCGTGGGGCACCGCGTACGGCGAACAGGGCTATTTCAAGATGGCCATGTACCCGTTCAACCGGTATTCTCAGTTCGATCTCAGCGTCACCATCGTCAGCACGGTGTTTGACGACAAGACCAGGACCTACAAGACGGCCACCGTCCTGACGGGCGGCATCGTCATGTTCGACCCGGTCGAGTACGGCACGAAACGCACCATCGCAAACTACCGCACCCCCATCGACAAGGACATCGGCACGCTCGAGTTCTACCGCCCGGCCGGGCGCTTCACCACCGCGGGATCATGTTTTGTCGGTCTCCTGAGCATCGCGACGATCCTCGTCCTGATCCTGGTGCTCGTCCACTCCGTCAAAAGATCCCAAGACCGGCAATCTTTTCCCTCAGAGAAGGATTGAGGTTCTTTTCCATCCATTCGTGGATCTGCTGGAGCGGATGGCTGGTCTCCGGACGCAGGGTCTTGAGCTCGTGGGTGGGCGTCAGCTCCCACTCGATCCACCGGATCAGATCCTGGGCGATCGGATCTCCGGCATGGCCCTGCCGCAGACGGGCCGTCACGATCCCAAGACGCGCCCGCAGCGCCTCCACACGAGCCTCCTCGCGCCGGCGCTCCTGCTCTTGTTCCACCTGGAGCCGGTACAGCCGCCGGCTCTCCTCCAGAACCAGACGGATCTCCGGATCGTCCTCGTCGATGAGCACGTCCCGGTACGCGGCATCACAAGGCCGCTCCTCTGACATCTCGTGTATGACGAGATGTCCACGCACGATCCTGTTTTTCAGTTTTATAGCACCACCCGCTCCTGGATCTCTTTCCTCTGCTCCCTGAGGAAATGAGTAAAGACCTCAAAGTCTTTTTCCATGGTCAGACCCACCATGCCGCTCATGATGACGTTCCCGCTGTGAAACACGAGAAAAGTATTGTACCGCTTCCTGGACTTGTTGTCGGGGGCAAATGCGGCCAGGTCGTCGAGACAGCGCTCGTACCGCCGCCAGCCGTCCGCCGTCTTTTCGACACACGGCACCTCCATCTCCCACCACGGCATCGTCAGCGGGATCTTGATGTTGACGCCCGTGTATCCACAGGACGTCTCCAGCAGGCTGTGGTACGTCGTCTGCGCGTTGACGACGCGATCCAGCTTCTGACGGTCGATACAGAACCCCACCGAAAAATCAATGTTCGTCATGACCGTCTGGAAATACACCCTGGCCGTGCCGAACGGCAGCGCGACGTCTTCCCGGCACGTCGCCAGCACGAGATCCAGGAAATGACACACGACCCGGATCGCATCCTCCTCCCGGCGACAGCCCGTCATCTGGAACTTGCCGTTCTTGGAGACCTTGAAATTGATTTTCTTGTGGTTATCCAGCACCGTGACGACGTTGATCGCGTTCCGGAACGATTTCCGGCTGCCCTGTTTCCTCTTCGGATTCGGATAGAATCCCCGCTTCTCGTTCCCAAAATACAAGAGCACGATCCTCGTGTCGTTCTCGCCGTGTGGATCGACCGGCAGCCGGCGGAACACGTTCTGTATGTCAATGATCGCGTTCGAGACGCCAATGATCGTCTTGGTCGACACCTCGATATCCCGGAAATTCATGGCACAGGATTTGTTCTAAAGAACTCATCTCTTTAAGCCCGTCATTTTTTTTCGGCAAAGAGAAAAGAAAAGATACCGCCGGGCGGCAGCGGCGTCGGCACGATCTCTTTTTCGTATTCCTCGTCGTTGCCGAGGATGACCGTGGTGTTTTCTCGCCGGAGCTCCTCGTTCTCTATTTCGAGGCGTCGGATCTCTAGCCGGGCCTCGCGGAGGTCGTTTTCGTACTCTCTGGCCAGGGAGAGGAGCGAGTCCAGTGCGGCGCTCAGCGACATGTTTTCACCGCAGCGGCCGAGGCTTTAGACCGGACTCCTCGAGGATCTTGCGAGCCTTCTCGAGTCGTTCCTCGTTCGAGTTTTTGCTCCGGAGCATCTGTCGGATGTGCGGTCCCTCGTAATTGAAATAGTTGTGCCGATCGCCCTGGTAGGTCTTTAGATGGGGGGCATACTCTTCTTTCCGGAACATGTCCTGCATGATCTCTTGGTCGCACACCCACGAGCGGTTGGAGCGCAGGAAAGCGAGGGGATACCGGCCGTGGAGCTCTTTGAGGTAATCGCGGAGGAATTTCTTGGCCAGGGGATGGCGGGCATGAAAGAAAAACACGCCGTTATTGAAATCCCACGGCTCTTGCGTCTCGGCGCTGCCCGCGCAGGCAATCACGAGGAAGGCCGGGTCGAGCTCGGTCTTCCAGTCCTTGTCCAGATCCACAAAATAGCTGTCGGCGTCCATGTACAGGATCCAGCGGACGGCCGGGTGATCTTTCAGCAGACGGCGTATCAGGAAATAGCGGTTAAAGATGGAATGGTTGGGCCAGGTGCCGTACAGGATCCCCGTGGCGTACAGGTACGACCACCCGTGCCTCCTGGCGTACTCCTCCTGGATGGGACGAAGGAGCCCGACCATGTCGTGGTACTCGCTCCTGCCATCGCTGGTCTGGAGGATGACGTGATCCCGGTCGACGCGGCTGAAGCGCTCGGAGCCGTACGACAGGACGGCGAGCAGGAACGCAATGATGATCAGGCAGAGGAGGATGATCAGGAAGCGGGACATTTCTTTTTTTTTTCTTTTTTTTCTTGCATCAGAAAAAAAACATGGAGATCCTTGTGAACGGCAAAACACGGGCATACCACGTCGCGGGCAACACCAAGAGCAGCACCGCGCTGCTCGTTTTTCACGGCGGCGGGAGCAGCGCCAAGGAGATCCTGGATTTCTCCGGCCTCGGCGCAGCCGACGCCCTCGTCCTCTCGTTCCAGGGCCAGCAGGCCAACAACGGCTCCTCCTGGCTGAACGCGTTCCCCTGGCTCCTCGACACGGCCTCCAACAAGGCCTACTACGGCGGCCGGCCCGGCGTGCCGGAGGACGTCCAGTTCGTGGTCGACGTCCTCGCGCGCTACCGACCGCGCGTAGTGCTCGCGACCGGGAAATCCGACGGAGCCGGCTTTGTCGCGCTGCTGATCGACCGCTTCCGCTCGCTCGTGCCCATCCGAGCCGCGGCGGTCTGTTCGGCGGCGCTTTTCTACACCGCAACCGTCCCGCTGCCCGTGCTCCACGGCATCCCTTTCTTGGAGATCCACGGCTCGGACGATGCCGTCATGCCCTACAACGGCCAGCATTTCCTGAACACCAGTGCCGAGGACAAGGCCCGGCTGTGGAAGCTCGTGGATCCGTCCATGAAAAACACCTACACCGCGGATCCTTTCACATGGCTGAGCCGGCAGAATCGAGCCGATCCATCGGTCGTCATGAGGAACGGCAGCCCGGTCTACCACTGGAAAGCCACCAACACCGTCCAGATCAAGGTCATGGGCGGCAACCACGACTGGTTCGGGCACAAAAACTCTGGTCCCGGCTCCGGCTCCGCGGCGAGCCTCTCCATCGACGCGACCGCCGTCGTGCTCGAGTTTCTCGGTCTCTCGCCGTTGGCTCGTGAGCACTTTACCGCGGCACCCGCGGCAAAAACCGTCTCACCGCCCAGGACGTTCCTCATCCTGGGGATCGTAACGCTCGTCTTATCCCTCCTCTTTCTCATCTGGAGCATCGTCATCATCATCCGGTGCGGCAAAGAGCCAGACAAGAAGCCGCTCTTTGACGCCCTCCTCACCTTGCTCGTCCTCAGCATTGTCTTCTGCTGGGTGCCCGGTCTGGGTCAGCTCCTGACGCTCGGCCTGTTCATTACCGTCATCCTCGGCACCGTCCAGTGCTGATCAGAACCAATCCAGACGGAACCGCACCCGTGTCGGGAGCTCCACGTCGGCTCCCTCCAGGTCGTTCCCGCGCAAAAAAACCGTCGCCGGCCGGTTGCCCAGCGCCTCTGCGATCCGTCGCACGCCGCTCCGACCGATGCGGTTGTGCGACAGATCCAGCACGGCGAGGCCGCGAGGAACCGATGCGGCGACAAGGACGGCTCCCTCGTCGTACAGGAAATTCCCGGCCAGATCCAGCGAGACGATTTCGGGGAGCCGGCGGAGCGCCGCGGCGATCGCCCTTATGCCGGTCATATCCCGGTTCAGCATCCCAAACAACCGGCCGTGCTGATCGAGACGGAGCGCCCTCGATAGCCGGGTGCCGGCGCCGGCTTCCACGAGCCCGAACCGGTTGTAATTCAGACCGAGACGCGCAAGCGACCTGCACGCCGGGAGCGCCCGGGCGAGCGCCACGGCACCGTCGCTTCCCATCTTGTTCTGGGATAGATCGAGGGACGTCAGCCGCTCCAGCGATGAGATCGTTCGGGACAGGAGCAGCGTCCCGTGCGGCCCGAGGTTGCACCTCGACAGATCCAGCTCGGTCAGCACGAGCCCATACAACGAGCCCGCGATCGTCCGGGCGCCGGCAGCACCGAAATAGGTTCCCGACAGATCGAGTCGGACGAGTGCCGCGGAGAACGTCGTGGCGACGGCCGCCACGCCCCCGGCGCCGAGCACGCGACCACCGAGCGCCAGCGATCGGAGGCCGCCGCGGAGCCACGGGACGAGGATCGCGATGCCCTCGTCCGTAAAGCCGTTCCCCGAAAGATCCAGCTCCTTGATGCGGCCGAGACCACCGGCGACCGCCTCGACGCCCTCGTCCTCGATCTGGTTGTACGACAGATCCAGCCACCGCACGCTCGGCGGGAGCGCCGAGACGATGGCGGCGGCACCGGCGGCTTCCATCCCGTTGGAGGCCACCGCCAGCCTCGCAAGCCTTTTCAGAGCAGGCAGCGCCGCGGCCACGACCATCGCGCCCTCCGTCTCGATCTCGCAGGAAGAAAGATCCAGCGACGTCAGCACCGGCACGTGCCGAAGCGCGTCGGCAACGGCCGCGGCGCCCTCCGATCCTAGCGAATTGACGGAAAGATCCAGCGTACGCAGCACGGGGAGGTATCGGAACGCGTCGGCGACGGCCGCGGTTCCGGCTACCCCAAAACGATTCCCGGATAGGTTCAGCGTCTCTAGTTTTGTCAGGCTCTGAAAAGCGCCGGCAACGGCCGTAATCCCGTTGTCGTCGAGATCGTTCATACCCAGGCCGAGCGATCGGAGCGCCGGACAGCCGGCGAGTCCGGCCGCGAGGGAGGCACCGCCGTTCCGGATGCGGTTCTCTCCGAGGTCAAGGACTTCCAGCCGCGACAGACCCGACAGCTGCCCGGCAATGACCGTCACACCCCGATCGCCCAGTCTGTTGTCGCGGAGAACGAGCGAGCGGAGCCGCCGCGGCAGGCATCCCGCGAGCCCGACCGCTCGCTCGGCGCCGATCCGATTGCCCGAGAGATCGATGTGCTTGAGATTCGTGTATTCGGGCAGGATCCGTGTGATGAAACGAGGCCAGTCCAGCACCTGCCCCGGAGCGACCACGAGCCGCTCCGTGTCTTGTCGCCGGACGCCCCGGTGTCGCTCCGTCTCCCTGAACGAGGCCATGCCCCGCGAGACTGTCTGGCCGAGCGTCAGGTACTGATCGATCGCCGGGTGGATCGGGATGCCGGTGCTCGGCTGTTTCTGTGACCGCCGCATCGCTCGGAACACGAGCGCCTGGTCGTCGCCCAGGCGGAAACGGATCGAGCCGTCCTGGCGGATGACCACGAGGTCGGGCCGGTCGCGAGCCAGCCTCTCCAATCCCGGAGAGCGCTCGGCAGACATCTTTTGTCGGAGAGCGAGATATTTTTAGAAATACCGTTGCCGCTGTCGTTCGTGATTTTCACGACAAAAATATCACATGATTCTTTACACAGGCCGCCTCCGCTCGTGTACGGCGATCCTCCTTGTCTCATTCGGGACGGCGGGCTTCGTCTATGTGCTGGTGGAGAAAGACCGCTTCACACCGGAACAATTCCGTGAATACCTGCTCTTGTCGACGCTGCTCGGACCTCTGATGATCGGCTTCGGGCTGGTCTCCTGCTGCATCGTGTACGCGTCCTGGAAAAAACAGCCCGCGGCCATCGACCTTACGGATCCACTGGTCTAGTCTATTCCTGTGTGTAGAGCCGGTAGATAAAGAACTCGACGACCTCGTCGATGGGCGTCTCGCCGGGCTGGTCGTCGTCGCCGTAATAATTAGAAAAGGCGTTCGCGGCCACCGTGTGGCCGAAATTCAGTCCTCCCGCCTGGATACACTCCGGACCGCAGAGCCGGACGAACGCGGCAAACGACGGCTCGTCCGTCACGACCGGCTCTTTCGGGTAGTTCTGGTGCCGCTGGAGGTCGGCGGCCATGGCCGCCGAGCACGGGAGGACGACCGCGATGTGCCCGTTCTGCCGGTAGCCCTCGCGATCCGGATCGTCCACTTTCTTGACGGCCACGACCAGGCGCCCGGCATTCGCGGCCTCCTGCGCGCCCACGGCGTCCGTCCTCATCCACCAGTCCGGCATCGCGGCCATGAGGTCGCGCTGCTCCGCGGCGGCGTGGCACCAGTCACCGATCTGAATCGGTGCCAGGCTGATCCCGAAGACCTCCTGAACCGCCCAGGCCGCGAACGCGCTGCAGTGCGACGTGTACGGCGACTGTCGGAAAAAGCCGTCCTGCTCAAACGCGATACACGACGGCCTGCCGGAGGCCACGGCCTCGTAGCCGCGCCGCTGGACGCGCCGGTCGCGGATCGGCCAGCCGATCGGGCCGTCCTGGAAAACGTCCGGATCGTACGTCATGCAGTACGGCGAGAACAGCGTTGCCGGCGAGCACCGGCTCTGCCGTGCCTCTCTCCCTTCTCTCACAACCACGGGGTTGTAGGAGTCGTTCAGCGTGATGCCGCTGACCGAGAGCGTCAGCAGTCTCCTCGCGTGGCGCAGCGCCCGCGCGGTCAGGTCGCCCGCGCGGCACCGCAGGACGGCCGCGTACCGGTCGTCCCTGGTAAAAAGATAGCGCTTGTAGGTCATTTCTACTATCGTCTCGGAAATTATTTCCGGGCCCGCAGCATCTTCTCGATGTGTCCCGGCATGTCCCGCACGCGCTCCCGCGCGTAGCCGTCCCGCTCCGGGTGGAGGCACACGAGGTACATGCCCGAGACGCGGTGGCCGTATTTCCGCTCCAGGATGGTCTGATACAGGTTCAGCTGGAGCGAGTAGTGGTTGAGGCTGCAGTCGTCCAGATCCTCGAGTGGAGGAAAACCTTTCGAGAAACGGTTCGAGCGCTTCAGCTCGGCTGTCCGTTTCCAGTCGTAGATCACCAGCGAGCCGTCCGGCGCGAGAAAGACCATGTCGATGCTCCCGGCGATCCCCTCGTCCTCGTCAAAGACGTACCACTCGGTCCGGTACGGCACGAGGCTTTCCCGCTCCACCACCTCCTCCACAAACCGCAAAAAGAAGCCGTATTCTTTCGACTCTCCGTTTTCCACGGCGTCGTCGTTGAAATAATTCTCGATGCGGAGGTGGAGCGCCGTCCCCAGCCGCGAGGCCTCCCGGGCCTTGTTCGCCCAGCCCTCCTTGATCTGCTCTCTGGTCTGGCCGTGGTACGGCGAGTCCGGTCCGATGCGCATCTTTTTCAGGACGGCGTCCGCGTCAAACACGGGAAAGAACTGCTTGATGACGGTGGTTGCCGAGACGTAGCCCGGCTCACCGTCCACGAAATACTGGTGGTTCTCTTCCTCGAAGCGGATCCTTGCGTCCCGCGGGTGGCTGTTCTTGGTGGCGAGCATGCTGGAGCAGTGTCATGTCCTTTTTCTTGCGCGAAAAACGCGGCTTCAATTTTTTTCATGTCCTAATGAAAAAAATTCAGGTACGCGAATTTTCTTTTTTTTTTGAAGAATGATCAGCATCCTCAGTACAGACAGACGGATCATGAGTCTCGAACGTCTAGAGAAAAAACATGCCTGATTTCTTTCTGAATAATCAAAATGATCTGCGTCATCACCAACAACCCGCGCTCGCAGCAGGCCATGTGTACCCGCCGGCTCGTCGAGCACCTGAGAACCACCGGCCGCCGCTTCGTCCTGCTCGGCGGTGACGAGAGCCTCCAGAGCGTCCTCCGCGAGCCCGTCTCGGCCATCATCATCAGCGGCAGCCCGCTCTGCCTCAGCAAAAAGAACGACCTCCACGAGATCCGGAACACCATCTCGATGCTCTTGTGGTTCCCGGGCGTGCCGGTGTTGGGGATCTGCTTTGGCTTCCAGGTCTTGTCGCTTTTCTACGGCGGCGAGGTCCGCTCGATGTCCGGGCAGCGCCGCGGCCGGATCGCCGTCGACCTCGACACGCGCTCGGTGCTCTTCCGTGGCCTCCCCTCGCCGTGCGAGGTCTTTGTCCTCCACAGCGACCACGTCGTCCGGACGCCGCCGCAGAGCCGCGTCAATGCCTGGTCTGACCGGCTCATCTACGGGATCGAGGACGCGGGGCACGGCTACTACGGCGTCCAGTTCCATCCCGAGGCGCTGGCCTCCACCCGTGTCGTCATTGATAATTTTCTCACAATCGCCGAAACACGCTAAAGAGATAATTTTTTTTCCCAAAGAAAAAAATGAGGCTCTCGCACGCTGCTATTTGTCTATTATTGCTGCCGACAATGATACACGGGTATCCTTTCATCAACCTGCTCCGCCGGTATCCGTTCCTGCGCTGCCCCGCGCCACAGCGCCACACGGTGCTCATCGCGCGAAACACGACGATCCTCCTGCGCTACCCGATCTGAGTCAGGCCGTGGCACAGGGTACAGGTGTAGCAGTGCTTGTCGCATTTCGGATGGGTGTTGTCCGCGTGGTAGCGGCTGGCACCGACCGGCCGATCCCGGCACTCGCACCAGTCCCGGCCGTGCGCGCGGTCGTAGATCCGGCGGATGCGGGTCTGGCAGGGATGCTCGTCGAGACGGCCGCGGCCGCGGCAGCCGAAACACGGCATCGTCGTATCGCGCTCGGTCGTCCCGTCCGCGCGGACGGTCTCGACCCGGAGGCTCGTCTGACCGGAGCCGTCGCACAGGAGACACTCCGACGTCGTCTTTTCCGGTGTGCGGCGCATCTCCTCGTGGAGACGAAGGATCTCGTCGGTCTCGCGGCGCGTCAGGTGCTGGAACCGGCAGAGGCTGCCGTGCCGGCATTTCCGGATCGGCCGGCCGTCGCCAGGATTGGCCTGATAGAACCAGAAGCACTGCCCGCGGATCATCATGTCCCTGTTCACAAAAGAGAGATAATTGAGTCTCTCTCTGGCTGCGGATGGGCTCGGGTTCATCAGTTTTGTGGACGGAGGAGCGGCTCGACGGTGTTTTTCAGCTGCTCGTGGAGTGCCGCCACGGAGCCGTTGTTGTCAAGGACGGCATCGCACCCAACCGTCGGGACGCGCTCAGACTCGTGACCGTCCGTCGACCCGGTCTCGCGGTCGATGCGCACGAGAAAGCCGCCGAGGGATCGGATGTGCTCCATCTCGTTCTCGAAGCGCACGTCCGTCACGACGATCCTGTCCCGGCGCGAGTGCCGCACCCGGTGCTCCAGGTTCCACAGCCAGACGTCCTTGTGGAAATGATTCCGGAACAGATCCGTGCCCACGGTCTGGAGGATCTGCCGCGGGCTCTTCCCCCACGGCTCCACGACCTGTTCTTTCTTGGCGCGGTCGTGGAGCTGCTCACTGGTGAGATGAAAGACCACGCGGCACGCCTCCTTGAGCGGGTCGGCGTACGCCATCGAGACGAAATCGTATTTCTTGACGAGGTAGTGGGCGGCGGTGTCTTTCCCGACGCCCTTGGATCCGACGAGGCCGAGGAGGATCATGCTATGGTTATCTTGACAATAGCATGATCTTGCGGATCATTTTTTTCTCACAGATACATGGCGTTGTCCTTGACGAGATGGTATTTGTGGAAGCCGGCCAGGAAATCGTCCAGCCCGTCCAGGATGCCGCCTCTCGGATACCGCGAGAAGAGGTATTTCTGGAGGTGCGTCGTCGTCATCTTGATGTTCTGGATGCGCCGATAGAACTCCTTGTAGTGCTCTTTTTCTTTCGGGAAAAAACTCGAGAGCATCTGAAAGACCTGATCCTGCGAGATGTGCGAGAACTCGATCAGGTAGTCGATCCTTCCCGGACGCTTGATGGCCTCGTCCAGCTCGTGGAAGAGGTTCGTCGTCATGAACGTGATCAGGCACTCGGAAGAGAAAAACCCGTCGAGCGTGTTGAGCAAACCGCTGAACGAGAGCACGCCCTTGGTCTCCTTGCGGTCGCGGAAGATGCAGTCCAGATCCTCCAGCACAAAGACCGAGTTCTTGGGCATCCAGCGGAACGAGGCCGAGAAATCGCTGTCCTTGGTGGTCGGGCTGAAGCGGTAGATGCACACGTTCCTCTGGATGGACGAGCAGATGGCGTGGATGAGGCTCGTCTTGCCGCTCCCCGGCGGGCCGTAAAAGCAGTACGTCTTGTGGTACGGGATTCCGAAACGATGGTACGCGGCGCGCGTGTCCTTGTCCATGAAAGAAACAACGTCGTCGAGCACGGCGCGCGCCTGGCCGTTCGGCAGGTAGATGGTGTCGATCGCGCGGTACGGCAGCTCCGTGATCTTGTCCCAGATCTCGTTGATCTCGTTGTACTGATACACGTGGAGGTTCTTGTTGGCGGTCGTCTCGTCAAAGAAGCGCTGCGTCCGGTCGATCGCCGTCTTGAGGAAGCGGTCGATCGTGTCTCCGTTCTCGGTCTCCAGGACGATCCGGAACACCTGCTCGAAAGACTCTTTGTCGATGTAGGGATAGAGCCGCTGGTCGTTGCCGGCGGGCGCGAAGCTCATCCGCAGCCGGCTGCCGTCCCCCACACCGAACTCGTAGGCCTCGCCCGCAAACGGATCCGCCACGTACAGCACCTGCTCGATCGTCTCCACCGAGCTCGAACGGAACACCCGGTTCTTCTTGTCCAGGAACTGGTACACCACGCGCCCGTGCGGTATACCCTGTTCCGTCATCAGCATGGACGCGTACATCAGGATCCGGTAGAAATTATGTCGGAGCTGGTGCTGGAGGACGACGCGCATTTGGATTTTGGATGATATGTCTTTAGACCGCTCCACAAGATCATCCGGCCTGTCGTCGAGACAACCTCATCGTTCCGGCAACAGCGAGGACGCGTCTCGGCATGCCGACACGGGATTTTTCGGGACATCTCGAAACCGTATTTTTTTTCAAGCCAACAAAAAAATGGATCAGCGCCTCCAGAAAATAGTACGACAGTCGCTGCCGGCAGGGCTCGCCTCCGCCATTGTCGATTCTTCCGACCCGTACAGCGCCGTCATCACCGCCTGGGATCGGATCCAGGATCGGCGGGTCCGGCGCGTGCTCGCGGAGCAGCTGCTCCGGCGGGATACGCGGTACGGGCTCGCGCTGTACCTGGCTCGGGATATGGACGAACGAGACGCCACGGCCTATCTCGCCGACGCCGACAGGTTTCCGGATTCGGAGGGTCGAGCCCTGCTCATGCGCTCGTACGCCGGGGAAATCGAGGATCCGCTGGATCGCACGGCATTCATCCTCGCCATCCCGGACTGGTATCACCGGACAACGGCCATGCTGGATAACCCTCTCCTCTTTGATAATACCGATTTGCTGCAGCGACCACCGCCGACCATCCCGCGTGCCCGGCGGCAGGAAGTCCTGAATCGGCTCCTCGATTTTTTTCCGGTGGAGCACCGGCACACGATCCTCCAAATGATTGACGATCCGGTGGATAGGGTGCGGCTCGCGCTCAACCATGCTCCGGGAATCTTTTCGGTCGATGAGGTGTGTGGGCTGGCCAACGCCGTCCAAGGGAAAAGACGCGTGTCGATCGTCGACCACATGCTAACAGCGTTTCCGGCGGAGCACCGGCACACGATCCTCCAAACGATTGACGATCCTGTGGATCGGGCATGGCTCGCGCTGGCGCACTGCCCAAGCGTTTTCTCGATCGACGACGTGTGTGCCCTCACGGCTCGGATCGCGGACGACCGGGTCATCCGTCAGCGGCTCTTTGAGGGGATGGATGCCACGGCGCTCCGCTTGAGGCTGGCTCGGGAGCGCGCCACCGTGTCGAAAGAACGGTCGGGACAGCTGGATCGGCTCATCTTCCTGATGGGCATACCACCGCCGTCGAGGCGGTGGATGTGGACAACCACCGGCACGTCGTCGCAGGAGCAGCGGCGGTCGCTGACGCCGCGCGTCTTTAAGAGATAAAAAAAGACAGAGATAAATAAATGCGGACAATCTTCGTGTACCGATGCCACGTCTGGGACGATTTCACGAGGGAGCAGCTCCGGCGGCTCCAGGCGGACTGCGGCCAGGAGGACGTGTTTGTCCTGTACGACGACACCAAGAACCGGTTCCCGGACGGCCAAGACGCGAGCGCGATCCGGCCGGTGCGGTGCAGCGAGCCGCGGAGGCCGGACGCGAACGTCATCTTGGTGAATTACCGCGAGTGCTGCCAGATCAATCTGTTCCACCGGGACAACAAGGAGCAGGTGGAGAGCCAGGTGCTGCGTTTTAGGGAGGGCTGTCCGGTGGCGTTCGATTACATGTGGCTGCTGGAGCACGACGTGGTGTGCGACGGCAGCTGGAAGACGACGCTCGGCCGCTGCGAGGACCGGACGGAGGATTTCCTCGCGACCTGCGTCGAGGAGTTCGAGGAGAACCGCTTCTGGGGCCTGTGGTACAAGCTGTACGGCACCATCCCGCGGAAGCCGCGGCTCGCAACAAGAGCCAAGAGCTTTTTCCCGGTCGTGCGCCTGTCGGCAGGGATGCTCGACACGCTCCGCAAGAACCTAAACCGTTACTCCGGGATGTGCGAGGTGTATTTCCCGACGCTGGCCAAACACTCCGGCCTGACGTACGGCAACCTCCCCAGCGAGATGCTCGGATCGGTCTTTGTGTACAGCGTCGAGAAAGATTTTCGCGTGGGCTTCGAGGGCAAGGATCAGCTGTACCACCCAATCATTTCTTTTGAGCAGGTCGTGTCTTCTGCTGCTGGCGAGGCTGCTGATCGTCCGAGATGATGAGCAGCAGGATGACAATGAGGATGAGGAGGATGATGAGGATGATTGCGACAGGGAGCATGCCGTTTTTTATGGGCGCGGACGGAGTCGCCGTGGGCGCCGGCGTGTAATTGACGAGTTTGTTGAGCACGGCCGACCACACGAGGCGAGCCTGGTCGTAGATCCTGAGACCGGCGTCGTCAAAGAGACAAGACGTCCCGCGCACCGGCGCGCTCCACAGGCTGTGGTTGCGCTGATCCAGGATCCTGAGGAAGCCGTCCCCGCCAAAGACGAGGGAGCGGAGGATGGTGCAGGACGCCCACAACGGCTTCATGGCCGCGTCGTAGATGACGAGGTTTCCGTCTTTCTGGAGCACGAGCGAGAAACGGCCGTCCGGGGAGTAGAGCGCCTCGTCGACTCCACGCTCCGTCCGATCCAGCGTTACGACGGCTCCGGACGGCGACGGGGCGCTCGTCGAGAAAACGGTCTTGCCGGCCTTGTCCGTGATGCGGAGGACGCCGTCGTTTCCAAAAGAGCACCGGGTGCCGTTGCTGCCGGCCTGCCAGAGGACGTCGCCCGACGCCCCGAGGAGCTCGAGACGATCCGTGAAGCGCAGCCGGACGGGATGGGCGTTGGCTCGCCAGACCACGCGATCCAGCCGGTCGGTAATGACCAGGTCAGAAGACCCGAGGATGAGACGGAGACCGGACGGAGAGGTAGCGATCGTCGAGATCGGGTACGGCTGATCGACCTGGAGCGAGAACATTTTTCTCTTTCTCGGAAAAAAAAAATCAGCACGAGCAGCCGAAACAACTGCCCGGATCCGGGACGTTGATGATGAGGTAGGTCGCGACGTAGTACTCGTACTTGTGCTGGCACAGGAAACGGCCGTCGGGATCGAGGTCGAGGATCCAGGTCTTGACGCGCCACCCGCTCTGCGGGTGGCGCAAGTGGAGGACGACGGAGCGGTCGACGCCGCACGGACAGGACGGCGCGAGCCATCCGTAATCGATGGTCGCGTAGCGCGCCGGAACGGCGGTGCACCTGCGGTGCCGCCAGGGCACCACGACGACGTCCCGGAGAGGCCGAGGGAGGATGAGGCGGAGCCGGTGGAGCCGCCGGGGCGGGATGCCGAGGGCGCGGCGCTGGTCGATGGTGAGGACGCGCGGATCGACAAAAGAAACAATGAGGCGAACCATCTCATCGGGGAGCGAGATCATGATCTATAAAAATATAAAACGTATTTCTAGATCGAAAGGATGCGCGTCCTGTTTTACGGCGCAAAGGGCTGGATCGGCGGACGCTTCGCGGCGCTGCTCCGGGCTCATGACCACGAGATCCTGCCGGCGGAGAGCCGGGCGGACGATCCGGCCGGGATCGAGGACGAGATCCGTCGGCAGCGACCAACGCACGTCGTGTGCATGATCGGCCGGACGCACGGAACGATCGACGGCCACGAGATCGGGACGATCGATTACCTGGAATACCCGGGCCGGCTCGTCGAGAACGTCCGGGATAACCTGTTCTCACCGGTGATCCTGGCGCTGGCGGCGAAGCGCTTCGACGTCCACGTCACGTACCTGGGGACGGGCTGCATCTTTGACTCGCGGGAGCGGCGGTTCACGGAGGCCGACGATCCGAATTTCTATGGGTCGTCGTACTCGGTGGTCAAGGGCTTTACGGACAGGCTGATGCGGCAGCTGGATAACGTGCTGAACGCGCGCATCCGGATGCCAATCACGGCGGAAGAGCACCCCCGGAATTTCATCACCAAGATCCTGCGCTACGAAAAGATCTGCTCCATGGAGAACTCCATGTCGGTGCTCCCGGAGCTGCTGCCGATCCTGGCACGCATGATGGGCGAGCGGCGGATCGGCACCATCAACCTGACGAATCCGGGCGTCATCTCGCACAACGAGATCCTGGGCATGTACCGGGAGATCGTGGATCCGTCTCTCACCTGGCAGAATTTCTCGCTGGCGGAGCAGGATGCCGTCCTGAAGAGCGGACGCTCCAACAACCACCTGGACACGAGCCTGCTGGAGGCGTACGAGCCGGCGGTGCTCCCGATCAGGGAGGCCGTGCGGAAAGCACTCCACGCGTACAAGGACACGATCCGCGGCACGCTCCTCGTGACGGGCGGGTGCGGGTTCATCGGCAGCGGCTTCCTCAACCGGTTCTTCCCGAACCGCGGACGGCTGGAGAAAGTGGTGAACGTGGATGCCATGTACTACTGCGCGGATCACAAGCGGGTGGATCCGTCGATCCGTGTCCACCAGGACTACGTGTTCCGGGTGGCTAACCTCTGTGATTCGGCGGCCGTCCGCGACATCATCCAGGAGTACCAGCCGTCGCACGTCATCCATTTCGCGGCGCAGTCGCACGTCCAGAACTCGTTCATTGACTCGCTCTCGTACACCCACGACAACGTGCTGGGCACGCACGTCCTGCTGGAGTCCTGCCGCCTCTACGGCAAGATCCAGAAATTCATCCACGTCAGCACCGACGAGGTGTACGGCGAGTCGATGATCTCGGTCGACGAGGAGCACAAGACGGAGCACTCGATCCTCTGCCCGACCAACCCGTACGCGGCCACCAAGGCCGCGGCGGAGCTGATCGCGCAGTCGTACCACCACTCTTTCCGCTTCCCGGTCATCATCACGCGGGGCAACAACGTGTACGGCCCGGGGCAGTACCCGGAGAAGCTGATCCCGCGGTTCATCGACCTGCTGCGCGATGGCCAGCGCGTGACGATCCAGGGCACGGGGAGCGCGGTGCGGTCTTTCCTGTACATCACGGACGTTGCAGAAGCCTTCATGATCATCCTGGACAAGGGTAGGATCGGCGAGATCTACAACATCGGGAGCCGGGAGGAGCGGTCGGTGCTGGAGGTCGCCCGGCTGCTGATCCGAAAGATCATCAACACGGAAAAATGGGAGGACTGGATCGAGTACATCGAGGACAGGCCGTTCAACGACCAGCGCTATTACATCAGCAGCGAGAAATTACGGGCGCTGGGCTGGGAGCCGGTGGTGGGCTTCGAGGAGGGCATCGACCGCGTGCTCGGATGATCATCCGCCCTGATGGAGGACGGCCTTGGTGTCAAAGCCGAACCGCGACAAGAAGAGAGCCAGGGCGCGGCGCCTCTGCGGGGGAGCGGCATCGTACCAGTCGACGAGACGCCCCTGGTACGAAGCGTCGACGAGATGTTTCTGCTGGAGCAGGCGGAGCACGCGTTCCCTCTTCTTGTGCTCGTCCACCGCGACCCGCGGCTGGGTTTCCTCCGCGGTGACCACGGGAAAGAAGAGCGCGCCGGTGAGGCGCTGGAACCGGAGGGGGGAGTCGGGAAAGAGCGTCGCGTACAGCCGGGAGAGGTTTTTCTTGCTCCGCCGCGGATCCCAGAGGATGTCCACGAGGAGGAGATCCGTCGAGAGATCCAGGTACGATCCCACCTTGCGGAAAAAGAGGACGTCCCTGTCGTAGTCGGAGATCCTCGTCGCCAGCAGGATCTCCCGGAGGCTCAGCGTAAAGGTGCCATGGCTGCCCCACGTGACACGGAAAAGATCCGTCTTGTCCTCGTTAAAGACGACGGGGCTCGGTGCGTTGATCATGGGACGGAAATCACGCGTGATGCAGCCTTTCGTGTCCACGGTACCCATGGTCGTGTACACGTACCGGAGCATGTACTCGTCGGAACAGCCGGGGTGTTCGAGCGTGTAAAGAAAGAAGCGCGTAAAATCCTCGGGACGGACGAGCTGGTCACGGATCGTGGCCACCGTTTCGCGGCGCACCATGATCCACTGGTAGTGACTCTTTTCGCGGATGTAGCAGAGATGATCGCGATCCCGGAAGCACGGCTTGAGCAGATCCGAGGGTGGGGCGATCGGGATGTCGTAGCCGGAGACAAGAAAGACAGAGACGCCGGTGGCCGCACGGATCTGCGGGTCGCGGAGGAGGGCGTCGAGGCAGCGGACGTAGGCATAGACGAGGGAGGGTGAGCACCAGGACGTCTGGAGGGAGCGGACGCCGCGGAGGCGGTGCCTGCGGCAGAACGCCGCGCCGTATTCCGGTGCGGTGGGAGAATGGACGGCGTACCGGAGGACGGCCCTGCCGTGCGCCGCCTCCTCGAAGCCCGCGCCCCAGCGTTCCCACAGGCCGGGCTGGGTTACACCCTTGTGGGCGAGCATGAGGATCACATAAACGTACATTTTTTTTTTATACGGTCTTTAAAAAAAAATGCGACGACGAACAAGCCGAGACAAAAAAACAACATCTTCGTCGTCATCGTCTCGCGGTGGTGAATTCTGCCAGAACGATTGTGGCGTCTTTTCCTCGAGGACACTGGCGCTGTACGACCTGACCAACACGATCAATCATATCCAGGAGGAGATCAACGAGATCATTGAGCGCGGCAGCGGCACGGGACCGACGGGTCCGGCGGGCGGCGGGACGGGAGCGACGGGTCCGGCGGGCGGTGGGACGGGACCGACGGGCCCGGCGGGCTCCGCGACCAACACGGGCGCGACGGGAGACACGGGATCGACGGGTCCGCCGGGGACGGGCTTTACGGGCGCGACGGGCGCGACCGGGTCGACGGGCTGGACGGGATCGACCGGGTGGACGGGTCCACCGGGGACGGGCTTTACGGGGGCGACGGGCGCAACCGGGTCAACGGGCTGGACGGGATCGACGGGGTGGACGGGTCCACCGGGGACGGGCTTTACGGGGGCGACGGGCGCGACGGGTCGGACGGGAGCAACGGGCGCGACGGGACCGGCCGGGACGGGCACGACCGGGTTTACGGGTTCGACGGGCGCAACGGGCGCCACGGGACCGTTCGGGACGGGTGCGACGGGGAGCACGGGTATGACGGGCAGCACGGGAGCGACCGGGAGCACGGGCGCGACGGGGAGCACCGGAGCCACGGGAAGCACGGGCTCGACGGGATCAACCGGATGGACGGGAACGACGGGTTCGACGGGGTCAACCGGATGGACGGGAGCAACGGGTGCGACCGGTTATACCGGATACACGGGATCTACTGGGTATACGGGCGCGACGGGGAGCACGGGTTCGACCGGGAGCACGGGCTCGACGGGCTCGACAGGATGGACGGGTTCGACGGGGAGCACGGGAGAAACCGGGAGCACGGGAGCCACCGGTCTGACGGGCTCGACGGGATCCACGGGTTGGACGGGAGCAACCGGAAGCACCGGAGCCACCGGAAACACGGGAGCGACGGGTATGACGGGTTCAACCGGGAGCACGGGTTCAACGGGGAGCACGGGATCGACCGGAAGCACGGGATCGACCGGCTCAACGGGTTCGACGGGGAGCACGGGGAGCACGGGCAGCACGGGTGCCACCGGATCGACGGGATCAACCGGATCAACGGGATCGACGGGATCGACCGGCTGGACGGGATGGACGGGTGCGACCGGTTATACCGGATACACGGGATCTACCGGATACACGGGCTCGACCGGGAGCACGGGATCGACCGGGTCGACGGGCGCAACCGGATCTACCGGATACACCGGTGACACCGGGTATACGGGCGTGACGGGGAGCACGGGATCGACGGGCAGCACGGGCGCGACGGGAGCGACCGGGAGCACCGGAGCGACCGGATCGACGGGAGAGACGGGTGATACAGGATCGACGGGAAGCACGGGAGCGACCGGGATGACGGGATCGACGGGAAGCACCGGTCGGACCGGAGATACGGGAGCGACGGGGAGCACGGGAGCGACCGGATACACGGGGAGCACGGGCTCGACGGGTTCGACGGGAGCAACCGGGAGTACCGGAGCGACGGGGGCCACGGGAAGCACGGGAATAACGGGTTCGACGGGATCAACGGGACATACGGGATCTACCGGGTCGACGGGTGCTACAGGATCGACCGGATCAACGGGACCGACGGGTTGGACGGGTTACACGGGCTCGACGGGCTCGACGGGTGCCACCGGCTCGACGGGAAGCACGGGCTCGACGGGATGGACGGGAAGCACGGGAGAGACGGGCGCGACGGGGAGCACGGGAGCCACCGGGTACACGGGTGCTACCGGATCGACGGGTGCGACCGGAAACACGGGATGCACTGGACCACCGGGAACCGGCTTTACCGGGGCGACGGGATCGACGGGCTCGACGGGCTGGACAGGAGACACGGGAGCAACGGGGAGCACGGGAGCGACCGGATACACGGGGAGCACGGGCTCGACGGGTTCAACGGGAGCAACCGGGAGTACCGGAGCGACGGGAGCCACGGGAAGCACGGGAATAACGGGTTCGACGGGATCAACGGGATCAACGGGTTCGACGGGATCCACAGGCGCTACCGGATCGACGGGATCAACGGGACCGACGGGTTGGACGGGTTACACGGGCTCGACGGGTTCGACGGGTGCCACCGGCTCGACGGGGAGCACGGGCTCGACGGGATGGACGGGAAGCACGGGCTCGACGGGTGTAACCGGGAGCACGGGTGCGACGGGAAGCACGGGATCGACGGGATCAACGGGGAGCACGGGCTCCACGGGATCGACCGGGAGCACGGGCTGGACGGGTGCGACCGGAGATACGGGTGCCACGGGGAGCACCGGGAGCACGGGCTCCACGGGATCGACCGGGCCGATAGGGCCGATCGGGCCGCTCGTAACGACATTAGCATCTAATACTAACGGTGCAGCCGTAGGGTCAACTAATCAATTAAATCTGAATGCAGGAGCATCACTGAACAATTCTTATATACAGCCGGGTATGATCATTACAGCCGGCTACACTGGAAATACACTGGGTAATTATCTATATGTCTCCGGGAAACCAAGCAATAATGTTTTATATGTCCAAAACCGGTTCTCTACGGCTGGTGTAACCTGGATATCAGGTTCGACTATCGCGGTGGTCGGTCCGCAAGGACCCACAGGAAGCACGGGATCAACCGGAAGCACCGGAGCAACCGGTGCCGGCAGTACGGGATCGACCGGAAGCACGGGTTATACCGGTGCCGCCGGACCTTTTATAGAGTTTTACATCCAATCACCTGGCTTTACGATCATTAATCCAGGCTCGATCGTATCGTTAGGAGTAGTGGATCCAAGTACTCAAGGAGTCGTTAACCAAACGACATTCGCTTATTTGACACCGGGAGCATTCGTTGTAATTGCTGATCCATCAGGTTCTTATGGAAACTTACAGACCTATATGCAGATTCAATCGACATCATATTCTTCCAGTGGTGAAAGCACAATAATCTGTCAAAATATAACTCTTAACGATATAACCATCGCACTTCAAGAATACGTCGCTCTTACCGGACCGCAGGGACCGACCGGTGCCACCGGAAGCACCGGCGCGACGGGCTGGACGGGCTCGACCGGCAGCACGGGCTCGACCGGAAGCACGGGCTCTACCGGCAGCACGGGCTCGACGGGTAGCACGGGAGCTACCGGCAGCACGGGCTCGACCGGAAGCACAGGCTCTACCGGCAGCACGGGCTCGACGGGTAGCACGGGATCCACCGGCGCTACGGGTTCGACCGGAAGCACCGGATCAACGGGACCGACGGGTTGGACGGGCTATACCGGATCGACGGGCTGGACGGGTGCCACCGGCTCTACCGGAAGCACGGGATCGACCGGAAGCACCGGATGGACCGGGTGGACTGGTTCAACGGGTGCCACCGGCTCTACCGGTTACACCGGAAGCACCGGCTCGACCGGATGGACAGGCTCAACGGGCTCAACGGGAGCGACCGGCTCTACCGGTTACACCGGTTCGACCGGGAGCACCGGATGGACAGGCTCAACGGGCTCCACCGGAGCGACGGGAGCCACCGGATACACCGGAGACACCGGAAGCACCGGATGGACAGGCTCGACGGGCTCAACGGGAGCCACGGGAGCCACCGGATA